ATGAAAAAGGTTATCACAACAATCTTAGTTCTGGCTGTTATTGCAGCGGGCGTTTTCTCGCTCTCGTCATCGTCGGATGATACGGGACAGGAGATTTCTCTTACCAATCTGCTCGACTTGCTGTACAACTACGAGGGCACAGGCAGGAGGCCTAATACACCTCTGCAGTTTATCTGTAGAGACGATGTACAGGAAGGCGACAAACACTATGCCGAAGTGGTTTATGGTCACGGCGTGAAGAAGGGCGACAAGAAAGATGTGGGCTACGAGATTACTACCTCATCGCCTCATGCTTATTTCTTCTGCATGAGTTTCGATTCGTCAGTAACAGCAGGTCTTTATTACGTAGACAAGGGCGATGCCGAACGTTTCCTGGCACGTATTGCTCAGGAGAAAACGGTGCAGTTTAACGGTAAGACCTTTAACGTGATTACCAAGTCCGACGATAAGCGCCTGTATATTACCAACCCTTGGGGCGACGGCAATTATGAAACACAGTTTGCCGTGTACCCAATAACAAAGGAAGGCGATTTTTATCGCATTGAGATAGAGGTATACGATTAAAACAATATTTGATTATTAAATCGGTAGCTGCATGATAAAGCGTGCGCCGGCAGTATAGGTGGTATCAAGTTTGATATCACCTTTTAAATTGCGTGACAGTGAGCGTGCTATCGAAAGACCGATACCTGTACCATCGGTGTACTCGTCGAGCTGCACAAACTCGGTAAAGATATTCTCGGCCTGATCGGCTGGCACACCAATACCTGTATCTTCTACGCTGAAAATCACGTTCTGTCCGTCGATGTTTACATTGAGTACCACGCTGGCCTTGCCTTCGGGCGCCTTGCCCTTAAAGGCGATGGGCTGGGTAAACTTCTGGGCGTTGTCGAGCAGCAATGCCAAGGCCTTGACAGCCGATTTAAGATGGGTGGTGAGGATAACCTGACTGGTGCGTGCACCCAGCTTAAGATTAAAGTCGAGGTGGGTAGCCTGTGTAATGCCTGCCAGCTGGGCGGCCTGATAGGCGATGTCGGCAGGGCATATCTTATCGTTACACTCGGCACAGGTATGGGCGTTAACCATACTCAAGTCAAGCATCTTATCAACCAAACGGGTGATGCGCTCGCTGTTTTCTACAATCTTCTTGCTGATTGACTGCAGTTCGTCGGCGCTGATCTCGATATCAGGGGCTGCCAGTACCTGCGTAAAGCCCGAAAGTACATTAAGCGGTGTGCGCACCTCGTGTGATATCTGATGGATAAACTTACTCTTCATACGCTCTGATTCCTCGGCACGCTCGTTGGCCTCGATAAGCTGTTTGTTGGTGTCGCTCAGCTTCTTGAAGGCTTTGCGGCGCTGTACCAGATGCAGGTGCAGCAGGATGATGAATACCAGACTTACGCCAATTACCCAAAGCATGCGTTGCTGACTCAACTGGGCACGTTGCTCGGCTATCTCGCGCTCTTTACCCTCGGTATCGTAAACGGTAGAAAGCAGATCGGCATCGATAATCTTCTGGCGCACCAGGGCCGAATCGTACAGATTGGCAATCCTGGTTGCTACCTGGAGTGCTGAATCGCGATGACCCGCCATCAGGTTGACGTGGAATTTAGGTATCATAAAGCGACCGATATTCTCAAGGTCGGCCTCTTCGTAGGCACCCTCGGTCATAAACTTATCAAGCTGGGTCATGTTTTTGGCAGCCTCTTCGTATCGGTGGGTGGCCATCAGGTATCGGCAGCTGTTAATCAGGCTGCCTGGCTGTTTCGAAGTGGCTGTAGATGAGTATTCGGCAAATGCCTTCTCGGCATAGTCGATACGTCCCAAAGCATGTGCCTGCATGGCGCGGGTATAGCTGATTTCGGCCTTCATCTCATCCAGATAAACAGGGTCGGCCTTGGGAAGTTTCAAGGCTTGTTCGTACAGTGAGTCCTGGGCCAGGATCCATGGAGTTACCTCGCTATAGTAACCACGACGCATGTAAACGGTGGCGATGGCATTCATGGTTTTCTGGCACTCGCGCAGATCGAGGTCGCCGTTGTTGGTCTTCAGACGTTCCTTGATGGCTTTCAACGACTTTTTGAAGTTTTGCATGGCATCGGCATTCTGTCCCAGACAGAGCTGGCACTCGCCAATCATCTGGGCAATGTCCTGATGGTCGGTAAACGCATTGTAGCCAGCAGCCCTTAGTTTGCGGTCGGCATTACGAGCCTGTCGCAGGGCGCGATCGTAGCGGCGCATATCGCACAGCATGCGTATATAGTCCTTACTTGAGTAGATATATGATTCGAGATCGGCCTCGGTAATCAGCTCGCTCACGTTCACGTCGGCCAGCTGGTTGTAAAGACTCAGCGAGGCGCGGTATTTGCCCATCAGGTTAAACGCTACGGTTTTATAGAATATGGCTTTTACCCTCGAAATATCGCCTGTCTGCTGGAAACTGTCGCAGGTAGCCAGGAATTTGGGCCAGTCGCGTTCGTCGCTAATAGCCGAAACAATCGAGTCGGCTATCCCATAACCATCGGCAGCCTCGAAATTATTATTTTGTTTCTTTTGCTCGCAACTACCAAGAGTTACCAGCGCTAAAGTAATGAATATCAGTCTGATACAAAGTTTTGTCATCGTCAAGTTGAATTTTATGGCGCAAAGGTACAAAAAAGGAACGAAACCCGCAAGCGAAAATCGAGTTTTCTGCTCGGACACAAAAAAAGAGCTCAGCGTTTAAGCTAAGCTCTTAGCGGAGAGAGAGGGATTCGAACCCCCGGTGCCTCTCAGCACGGTAGTTTTCAAGACTACTGTAATCGACCACTCTACCATCTCTCCAGTGCTCTTCTGTCTCGAAAGCGGGTGCAAAGGTAAGGAGATTTTTTTGAATAAACAAATTTTTCGCCAACTTTTTATAAAATATTTGTGATTTTGCGCATTTTTGCTCCATTTTTACTACCTTTGCACCCGTGATTTATCCAAATAACTTTGAGCGTAAGCTCGGATTCGATGAGATTCGTAGGTTGCTGAAGGCACGTTGCCAGAGCACCTTGGGGCAGGAGAAAGTCGACGAAATGGCTTTCTCGGTTGATGCCGATGTAGTAAATGAATGGTTAACGCAGGTGCGCGAGTTCCGTAGGTTGACTGCCGAACACGATGATTTTCCCATGCAATACTTCTTTGATGTGCGCGAGAGCATTGCGCGCATACGATTGGAGAATACCCATCTTGAAGAGGATGAGGTGTGGGATTTGCGTCGCTCGTTGGAAACAATTGCCAACATTGTGCGCTTTTTGCAGCGCGATGGCGACGAGAAACCTAACGGCGAGGTGGTGTATCCGTATCCGGCCCTGTACCGTTTAACTGATGGCGTGGCTACCTTCCCCGCTATGATTCGTCGTATCGACTCTATTCTGGATAAATTTGGTAAGGTAAAGGATTCGGCCTCGATGACGCTGGCTGGTATCCGTCACGACTTAGAGAAAACGCAGGGTAGTATCTCGCGTACATTATATACTATATTGCATGCGGCCCAGCGCGATGGGTTGGTAGATAAGGATGCTGCCCCCGCTATGCGTGACGGACGACTGGTGATACCAGTGGCTCCACAGGTAAAGCGCCGCATTAACGGTATTGTGCACGATGAGAGTGCTACTGGTAAGACGGTGTTTATTGAGCCAACCGAAGTGGTTGAGGCAAACAATAAGGTGCGACAGCTGGAGGCTGAGGAGCGTCGTGAGGTGATTCGTATTCTGACGGTATTTACTGATGAGGTACGCCCGCACGTGCGCGAGATAATCGACTCGTATCAGCTGTTGGCTATGATCGACCTGATTCAGGCCAAGGCCAAGTTGGCTGAGCTGACTCAGGCTTTTGAACCAACCGTAAAGGCCGAACCTGTTATCGACTGGATTCGTGCCATCCATCCCTTGCTGCAGCTCTCGCTGGAGAAGAAGGGTGGGCATGTGGTGCCTCTGGATATTATGCTGAACCGTGCAAAGCGACTGCTGCTTATCAGTGGTCCTAATGCTGGTGGTAAATCGGTATGCCTGAAAACGGTTGGCTTGCTGCAGTATATGTTGCAGTGCGGCTTGCCTGTTCCTATCGGCGATCGTTCTACCGCAGGTATCTTCGAGAGTATCATGATTGATATCGGCGATGAGCAGAGCATCGAGAACGATCTGAGTACCTACTCGAGTCATCTGATGAACATGAAGCAGATGATGAAACAGGCTGGCGAGCGCTCGCTGTTGCTGATAGATGAGTTTGGTAGCGGTACCGAGCCCGCCATTGGTGGTGCTATTGCCGAGGCCATGCTGAAGCAGTTCTGGAAGAAGCGTACCTTTGGCGTGATTACCACCCACTATCAGAACCTGAAGCATTTTGCCGATGATCACGAGGGTGTGGTGAATGGCGCCATGCTGTACGACCGACATGAGATGCAGGCCTTGTTCCAGCTGTCGATTGGTCAGCCAGGTTCGAGCTTTGCCATCGAGATTGCCCGTAAGACGGGTATCCCCGAAGAGGTGATTAAGGATGCCAGTGATATCGTGGGTCAGGATTATATCCAGAGTGATAAATACCTGCAGGATATTGTGCGCGATAAGCGTTACTGGGAGGGTAAGCGACAGACTATCCACCAGCACGAGAAGAAACTGCAGGCCAGTGGTGAGCGCTTGGAGGCTGCTGTAGAAGAGATTGAAGCAGAGCGCAAGGCTATTCTGCGCAAGGCCCGAGAGCAGGCCGAGGAACTGTTGCGCGAGAGTAATAAGAAGATTGAAAACGCCATCCGTGAGATACGTGAGGCCCAGGCTGAGAAGGAGCGTACCCGCAAGATTCGCGAGGAACTGGATACCTTTAAGGAGGAGCTGGCTCAGGTTGATACCCGTGCTACTGATGAAGCCATTGCCAAGAAGATGCGCCAGATTCAGGAGCGTAAGGAGCGCAGAGAGAAACGTAAGCAGGAGAAATCTAGTAAGGCGGCCGAATCGGCCGCGGCCAGTGCTAGAGATACTAGTAGTTCTAGTAATACTAGTTCTTCTAGCCAGGCGCCATTGGCAGTTGGCGATACCGTGCGTATCAAGGGTCTTACCAGCGTGGGTGTTATCGATAGTATCGATGGCGGAAAGGCTGTGGTAGTATTTGGTGGCATGAAAACCAAGATGCGCCTGGAGCGCCTGGAGCATGCCGAGAAACCCAAGGAGCAGCAGACCAAGGCCGAGGAACGTAACAGCAATATTGCTGGCTCGTATGGTGTGGTATCGAAGGATACCCGCAATGTGATTGATAATCGCAAACTGAACTTTAAACAAGATATAGATGTGCGCGGTATGCGTGGCGACGAGGCTATTAATGCCATTACCTATTTTATAGACGATGCTATACTGGTAGGAGTGAGTCGTGTACGCATTCTGCATGGTACCGGAACAGGTATTCTGCGCCAGCTAATCCGACAGTATCTGGGCACTATTCCTAACGTTTCGCACTACCGCGACGAGCATGTGCAGTTTGGTGGTGCAGGCATCACTGTTGTGGATTTAGAATAAAAAAACAATACTTGATTTAAATCGTGAAACTTCCCAATAATACTTAAAAAAGCTAAAAATATTTGGGCGGTAAGGTCATTCGTCGTATCTTTGCACCGGTTAAGCGTAACTAAGCGCTGATATGAACGCATTTCCGACGTGAAGTCGGTACTCTCAATTTTAATGAATTTATCTAAAGGATAACGCGGTTTGTTCGCGAGAACCCTCCGCCTAAAGTATAGAGATTTATGATTGGTTTTATTAAGAAGGCAGTTTTGAGCTTAATGGCTCTGTTCTTGGTAACTCTGTCGGTTTCGGCCGAAGGTTTCGGTACACGGAGCAACAAAACGTTAGGCTTTGACTGGAATCCAGTGATGGATGCAATTATTAAAGTGGAAAGCGAAGGAAATCCTAAGGCCGTGAGTGGAAACTCGGTAGGCGCGATGCAGATTACTCCAGTACTCGTTAAGGAATGTAATAACATCCTGAGTAAACGTAAGAGTAAGAAGCGATACACTTTAGCTGACCGTTATAGTGTAGAAAAATCGAAAGAGATGTTCCTTCTGATTCAAAGCTATTTTAACCCGGAGAACAGCGTCGAGAAGGCTATACGTTCTTGGAATGGTGGTATGAATTATGGTATAAAAACTACTAACAGTTACTACCGAAAGGTTATAGCAAGAATGAAAAAGTAAATCTGATAATCCGATTGTCGAGGGCCTGAGCCCTGACGATCGGATCATTTTTTTGTATGCAGTTTAATCTGGCAGTAAGTCGGGGTGGAAGATATAAACAAAAAATGCAAGCCTTTCAGCTTGCATCTCCTCTTTAGTTGCGGAGGCAGGATTTTCTTGTTTTGTGGTAGGGGGTTGAAAACCAGTGAGTTACGTAAAAATAATAACGAAATGGTTTCGGAGGGCTGTCCGAAACTTGGATGTTGTGTTTTGTATTTAATGTACAGTTGTACATTAGGACACCATTCTGGAGTAGAGTAGTGTCCGAAATCCGCATATTGTATCATGTAAGTGTTATTTATCTGTGGCTGACAATAATCTATCTGTGAGCTTGGCGTTTTGCTTCTGCAGGTCGGCGATCACCTTCTGTTGATCCTCGATGATCTTCAGCAGCTTCTTAGTATCCTCATCCTGTACTACAGGTTCTGTCTTCTGGCCCATTACAAGCCAGTTGGCATCACACCAGGGCTGATTGATAGCATTAATGATAGTGACCGTTAAATCGTAGCCTGGTTTATACCCTCTGCTAAAGAGGTTCCTGATGGTACCATCGGCAACACCACACTTTCGAGCAAAGGTTGCTATAGTATGGCCCTCGTGCTCGATTGCGTACTTAATCCGGTCGTTTATCGTTAATAAATCACTCATTCGTGCTAATAAGAGTTAAATATTCGCTCGAAAAATAACTTTTTCAATCGAAAGTGTCACGCATTTCGTCTAAAAGTATTATCTTTGCAGCGAAACCAATAATTTGCACCGCAAAGGTAAATATTATTTTCGAAACAACAAAATTTTAAATTAAAAATTTACAACGATGACATTTAAGGAAGTAATTGAGAGTTTGCCAAAACAGACAATATCTGTTCGCAACCAGAAGATCAATGAGATAGCAGCAGCCTGCCGCGTAGATCCTTCAGCTGTGTATAACTGGCTGGCCGGTCGCACCAAGGTTCGCCCTATCTACAGGAGTATCATCGCCCAGCAGCTTGGAAAGCCTGAGAGCGAGCTATTCCCTGAATAGAATACGTATAAAGCTCTACCACAGATAACTTGCAGGAACCCGTCCAGATAAGTTGATGTCTGCGCCGTGAGAGGCCCTGGGATGACGCCTTGGAAAGACTGGTGGCGTAGGGGAAAGCCGGTAAAATGGAGCAACCGGAATGGTTAAAAGCCTTGGATGAGCGAGTGGTTCGATACCCTCCCCCTATACATAGATGATTATCGTTCATAGGTTAGTAGAGTTTATTAAGGCTACGGTTGTATATGCCAATAGTTCGACAACCACACTCCAGCCAGCCGTGAGGTTCGCTGGATTCTAAAACGGAAATATCTAATTTAAAACGAGAATACAATTATGAGAGCAATTGATTTTGAAAAAGCCACAGAGGCTATCGGATGCGAGCTGCTTCGCCTCGTGTACCATACTAAGAGTGGTGGCCAGATTAATGCAGCCTACGGCCAGGTTCGCGGCACGCTTACCTATATCATGTGGGACCAGAATGGACGCGGCTACGCTTTCGTACAGGAAGAGGGTAGTGAAGACTGCGTAAGTGAGTACAATCTTAGATCGCTGCCTTACGAGCGCGACCAGAAGTTTGATCTTACCTTCGAGTAGCATGAAGACAAAAGTACCTCCCCCAGTGCTGCTACTGGATATCATGCTGAACGGCAGGTTCTTCTGCCAGCTAAGATATACAGGGCGTGGCCGTTTGGAATGGTTGGGCGAGAAACTTGGCTACGTGTACAACGAAGCTTCTATCAGATCGTTCATAGAACGTATGCGGCCCTCACTCAGAGGGAAGGATTACAAAGTAGATTTTGCTAAACAGCGAGTGATATGATAGAATATTGTGATGCTATCATCGATTGGGGCCATGTAGTGGCCGTTATCGAGCGCGAACGTAAGAACAAAGAGATATCCAAATATGCTCGCCAGCGCGAGGTAATAAGGAAAGTCTTAGGCCCAAAAAGTAAATAACGATGTTATGAAACAAGTATCCATTACCATTAATGATGTAACCTACGATCTTTTGGATCTGGGTGAGCAAGAGCTCACTAGTTCGCATTTGCGTAGCGATATCTGTGTGAAGTATTGTGATCTGATGAAGGTATGTGGCCAGTTCCTGTATAATGCTGCAGTACCCTGCATGCTGGCCATGGATACGAAAGAAGAGGGTACAGGGTTTTACTTTAAAAGAAGATTATAATATGGCGCAAGTTAAAAGAATTTATAATGGAAACGTATTGATAACGGAAATATCGATCGTTGAACTGATGTCGCTGAGCAGTATTATTATTGCCGGCGCAAAGAGCCCTGAGATTAGTTTGCAACAGGTGAAAAATATAAAAAGCATTATCGACGGCCTGGATCTCCAGATGAAGGAGGCTAGCAAAGAACTCTCTGAAGCTTCTGAGCGATTAGAGAAAAAGCTAGTAGAATGGAATGCAAGACCAAAGATCTAAAGAATATGGAAAAGAAATCAACCCGTCGCGCCTGGACGCGCGAAGATATCAGTTATCTCACACAGCACTATGGTAGAAAACCAATCAAAGAGATAGCTAAGGAACTGGGCCGTAGTGAACTGTCTGTAAGACTCTATGCGCTACACCACAGGATGATTCCCGAAGGAACCAAAACCGCCAAACGTAATCTTCTGGTAGAGCTGCTGAAGATAAGGTTCCGCCACCTGGAAGATTTTACACCATCGAAGTATTTCTATGCTGAGTGCCATATCTCGCAGTTCCGCTATGCTGATATCTTTTATGGCCGTAAGCAGATTAAGCCAGAGGAATATAAGGCTATAGCAGCCTATTTCGATATTACTGCAGCTGAAGCTATCGAGAGTCGACAGCTGGAGCTGGCATTTGATGATAACGAATAAACCAATAAACTCTACAAGAATATGAATCAGAAATTACAGCAAACTGTAGACAAAGTTAAGGACGCTGCCAATATAGTAGATGTGATTGGCGAGTTCCTTACACTCAAAAAGGCAGGAGTAAGCTATAAAGCCATCTGCCCGTTCCATAACGACAAGAATCCCTCGTTCTACGTCTCGCCGGTGAAGCAAGTGTGCCATTGTTTTGTATGCGGAAAGGGTGGAGACGTGTTCTGGTTCTTGATGGAGCACGAGCAGATGAGCTTTATTGAAGCCTTGCAGTATCTCTGCAAGAAATATAATATCGAGTTTCCTAAGCAGGAAATGACCGACGAAGAAAAGCTGCAGTACCAGGAACTGGAGGCGCGCCGTATCGCCATCGGTGCTGCAGCCAAGTATTTTCAGCAGCAACTGCAGCAGGCCCAATCATTCCTGGAGTCGCGCGGGTATAAGACAGATGATCCGATACTGGCCAAATATGGTGTAGGTTATGCGCCAGCTGGCGGTGCCCTGCAGGCAGAATTAATCGCCCATCAGGGCCACTCACTCGATCGCATGATTGATGTGGACTGTATTCGTAAGGATGAAAAGGGTGGCACCTATGATACGTTTCGCGATCGCGTGGTGTTCCCGTTCTACGATCGCCGTGGTAATGTGGTAGGCTTCAGTGGCCGTACGCTGCAGCCCATCATCGATAATAAGCCCGCTAAGTATCTGAATACAGGCGAAACACCTCTGTTTACCAAAGGTCGCCATCTGTTCGGTTTGTACCAGGCACGCCAGGCGATATCGCGCGAAGGGTTTGCTTACCTGGTAGAAGGTCAGTTTGATGTGATGACGCTGGCCAAGTATGGCGTAGAGAATGCTGTGGGTGGTAGTGGTACCGCCTTTACTGATGACCAGGTACACCTGCTGCAGGCCTACACCCAGGAGGTACACATGATATATGATAGTGATGCTGCAGGTCAGAAGGCAGCGCTAACGAACTGCGAGATACTGCTGAAGGCCGGATTCGTGGTTAAGTGCGTACAGCTGCCAGAAGGTAAGGATCCTGATGAGTTTGCCAGAAAGAATGGTCAGCAGACAAAGAAGCTGCTGGAGAACTATACCGACACATTCCCTCATGCCCTGCGTAACTCCATGGTACCTCGTGGCTGTAAGGATGAGATTGTTATAGCCAAGGCCCTGGATAAGATCTGCAGTCTGGTGGCATGTGTGAGCGACCAAGGCCTTCGCCTGGAGTATATAAAAGGCGTACAGAAGGATTTTAAAACCAAGATGACCATATGTGACGCCAAGGTAAAGAAAGCCCGTCAGAAGCTAAAAGGAATGGCCAGTTCTGAAATGCAGCCAGGACTGTACGGTATAAGTGAGCTGAAAGAACACCTGCAGGATGACCAACCGGCCATTATCACCAACGATATGCAGGAGTTCCTGAGTCAGTACGAGGATTCGCCGGTAGTGCTCTCTGTGGGCCGTGCTAGCGATGCTGATATCCAGAAGCTTCGTTCGGCATGTACTATGTACGTTACTGGAGAGCATGGCTGCAGTATCGATCCTGTGGATGGAACTGAGAGCGATTACCTGTTTACCCTCAGGCAGATGTACACCATGGGCGTAAGCAATCTTACTGTTACCGGCGATGGTGTAGCCGAAAGCTTTCTTGATTTTTACATGCGCCTGCATGGTAAGGTCCTGAAGGACTTTAAGGGCGACGAAGTACCCCTGAAGCAACGCTGTGTAGAACTGAGCTCGTATGCCGATGATAGCGTTATCATCATCCGTAAGAACGACTACTGTCAGTACCTGGGACTATCGAAGGGCTCGTTTGATGATCTGCGTAAGCCATACGTGCAGGCGCGTAAGGCCTCGATGAAGGTTGGCGTACAGAGTGGTGGCCTGGACGATACGGAATACTTTGATCCATACGATCCGCCTCAGTATGTAAAGGATAACGACGAATATACCAGAATGTGGCGTGAATATGGCTACTATCCACGTTTGAACCAGGCTGGAGAGCCTATCTGTTATATGTTCAAGACTCGTGGTAACACCGCCTCGATGGAAATGGTAGGCGACTTCTATATGGTACCTCTGTTGCATATCTTCAGCGATGACTACGACCAGAACAAGCGTGTGCTGAAGCTTAACCGCCGCCACCGTAAGGCTCCATTGTATATCGAGGTGCAGAGCCGCGATCTGCTGAAGATGTCATCCATCGAGAACGTACTTTGTAACTACGACGCTGTAAACTTCAGCAATGGTGAGGAATGGAAGTGGCGAAAGATCAAGGAATACATGTCGCTCAACTACGTAACATGTACAGAGGTGAAGGTGTATGGCAATCAGCAGAGCGAGGGCAACAGTCGTAAGCAGGATGAGCAGTTCTTTGCCTTTGCCAATGGTATAGCCCACATGGAAGGCGATAAGATGAAATTCGAGCCGGTAGATGAGCTCGGAGTAGTTACTCACAACGGCCAGAACTACTACCTGCCGGCCTGTAGCACCATTTATGCTGGCCAGGGACGCCAGAGCGATAAGTATGAGTTTATATCACAGCTGATGTACCACGAAGTGCCAAAGGATAAACAGATCAGCTTTGATGAATGGGCCGATCTGATGGATAAGGTATATAAGATAAATAATAACGGCAAATTTGCTATTGTGTTTGCTCTGATGTGCGCATTCCGTAGCAATATTCACTGCATCGATCGTATCTTTACAGCGCCGTTCTTTGCAGGCCCCATGTCTTCGGGAAAAACACAAATTGCGATATCCATTCGCTCGCTCTTCGTTTCACCTCACACATCAATCTTCAACCTCAATACTGGTACCGATGCTGCCATGCAGACCTACATGGCCAGCTTTAAGGATGTACCAGTAGTGCTGGATGAGTTCAATCAGAAGGATCTGTCGCCAATAAAGCTGCAGGCCCTGAAGTCGATCGTGTATGATGGAGAGGCCAAACAGAAGCGTAAGAGTAACAGTGATAAGGATATGATGAGTGAGAAGGTGTTTACACCAGTTATCGTCTGTGGCCAGGAACCACCCGTGGGCATGGATGATAACTCACTCACTTCGCGTATGGTGATATGCCAGGTACCAAAGCCTACCAACCGCACCCAAGAGGAAACAGAGCTCTTCGATAGATTGAAGAGCCTGGAAGATCCTGCCAGGGGTGGTGGACTGCATAATATTCTGCTTGAAGTGCTTTCTCTGCGCCCTCAGGTGATGGATCACTTCCGACAGCTCAGACAGGAGGCCTACGAAGAGCTGAAGGCTGGTGTAGTCAATGAGGGAGTACGTGACCGTCTGATGAAGACGTTTTCTCTATTTCTTGGCATGGTGAAGCTGGTAGAACAGTATTCTCGTTTCCATCTACCCTTCACCTATGCCGAGTTCTTTGGCCTGGTACAGGTCAAGATAGACCAGCAGATGAAACTTATCAGCAGTACCGATAAGCTGGCTGCCTTCTTTACTAGTGTGAACGCTCTGATCGATACCCATAAGATTGTGGCCGGTCGCGACTTTCAGATCCGTATTGGTGGTAAGCTGTCAGGTAAGGATCGCGATGGTAACGCCAAGACGTTTACCTTTGGAGTCGACCAAGAGATCCTGCTGCTGCGTGTATCAACAGTATTCAATATAGTGGCCAGCAATGGCCGACTTGAAGACAATGCCAACCAGAGTACCATAGCCCAGAACCTGGAGAGCCATCCATCATACTTAGGAACAGTGGCCACAGCCCGATTTAAATGGACTGAGATCATCGAAAAGAAGGAAGGTGATAAGGTAATCAAGGATGAAGTAGAAAAAGGCCTGAGTACTTCTGCAGTACTGCTTGATTACAGATTATTCCTGAAGGATTATACCGACTTCCGTCGTGGTAATGAAGATGTGGAAGTGTATGAAAAGAGTGGGGAACAGGCAAGAATCTTTTGAATAACCACTGATAAAAACCCTGTTGGTTGCAGGGTAATTTCTGATTCAACTACCGCTCCAACCGTCCGTGAGGATCGTTGGAGCTCTTTTTATCTCTATAGTATAGAGAGTAGAATCCCCCAAGTTACGGCTACAAAATTAAATATTCCTGTTGATATCTCCAAGCATTTTAACACTTTTCTTCTGTCGAAATAACATTTTACAATTTCGGCTTCGTTTGGCGCGCATTTTCCCCCGCACCCCCAAATTTGATAAAGAAAAGCCTATAATTGCAATTTTGAACGCTAAAAAATTTCGAAAAAACCGTCCTACACGTCCTACAATCCTACAAAGGCAAACATCGTTCAAACCCTTATTTTTACTTAACTTATTGATTATTAACTACTTATATATAAAATTAGTAGTAAAATATGAATGTAGGATTGTAGGAAATTTGTAGGACGCTGTAGGAAATAGCCCTCGTTTTGTAGGAAGTTTGTAGGAAGGCGTTTTTGGTGAATGGTGTACACTCAATAAGGCCCGATTTTGTCAAATTGGCCACAAAATGGTGTTTTGTAGGATGCTGGAGGTCGTTTTGTAGGTCGTTCCTACGCGTTTGTAGGACGGTTGTAGGACGATTTTTATTATAGTTTAACTTTAGCAAAGTTGTATAATATACTGATAATTTGTATCTTTGCAGACGTGTATTATATAGCTTGTAGGATTGTAGGACGATTTTTTCAAAAAATCAACACCAAATATAGCGATGGAAAAAGAAGATTGCCTAAAACAGAGAACTGCTTCTATCAGCGTAGAGCCATATTTAGCGACCTATGCACGAAAGAAGTTTGATATCGACCCGAAAACGGGTGGAATAAAGATTCCTGACAAATTCAATCTATATCATGCCGTATGGCACGCCATGGCCAAGTGGCCACTGGAGCGATGGCATATCGGAGTGAAGCGCCGTGTGGATAATCCTCAGGGCAATCTACTGATACACCTACCGGATTGCCGCGAGGGTGGAATACGTAAGAATCCACTCTACTGGAACTATATATCGCCACGATCGGCGCGAGTTATCAACCGTGAACTGAAGCGACTCTTCGATTGGGAGTTCCATCATTACGTGGAAATACTCCTGGAGTACCATCCGGATATCACCAAGAAAGAAGCTATAGCCAGGTTTGCCAAGAAATATGCCTTAGGTATTGATGCAGAAGATGCGCTGCTGAAGAACTTCCAGCGCCACGAAAAAGCCGTTAGAATATTCTTAGGGTTAAAAAAGAATAAAACCTCAGAAAATAAAGTTAAATCCACGGGGCTTTCGCCTACCGATTTGTCCGCACATAATGCGCCACTTTTAGCGCTGGCAACTAACAGTATGCTGCCGCAAGTAATAAACGAGGGATTGCGGCTGCTTTGTGAATCAACCAAAGATAAGGATGATGCAAAGAAATGAGGTGTATATAATAAATTAGAGTCTTTGCGCCTACATCTTATTATATATAACTTTGCGCCATAAACAATTAGTTGTTATGGCATTTTCTACGTTATATTACACAATCCTGAACAAGCCGTTCTTTATTGACTTGCGTCGCATCGACGCCCAGGCAGTTCTTATCGACAAGTTCTTATCTCGCGACATCGCGGATATGAGCGGTGTCCGTCTGAGTGATTCAAAACCACTCATGAAGGCTGGTAAGTATAGTGACGCTCCAGAAGGATCTGTAGCTGTTATTACCCTTAAAGGTGATATGCTGAAGGATGGTACCATGTGTTCGTATGGTACCGAAGAGATTGCAGCTGCTATTCGTGAAGCTGCTGCATCGCCAAAGATTATTGGCATTCGCCTGGATATCGATTCTGGTGGTGGTGCTGTTGATGCTATCGCGCCAATGCTTGATGCTATCAGTTTTTCTCAGAGTCAGAACAAGCCAGTTGTGGCATGCTGTGATCTGTGTGCATCAGCTGCTTATTATGTGGCCTGCCATTGTAATAAGATTATGGCCGATAACGATATCTCTGCAGAGTTTGGTAGTATCGGTGTAATGATGCAGTTCCCTGACTACGCTAAGTACTACGAGCAGAAGGGTATTAAGGTGCACACCATCTACTCTGATCTATCTACCCATAAGAATGCACCATTCGAGGCAGCTCTGAAGGGTGAGTATAAGAGCATCAAAGAAGAAATGCTGAATCCGTTGGCCCGCAAGTTCCAGCAGGCCGTAAAGAGTCATCGCCCTAACCTGGATGATAAGGTAGATGGCATTCTAAATGGTCGTATGTTCTTTGCTAAGGATGCTCTGAAGTATGGTTTGATTGACGCGATTGGCAATCGTGATGCAGCTACTGAAGAGGTTCGTAAACTGGTTGCATCAGCATCGCTGGAAGAGTATGCCGCTAATTTGTGAGTTATCATAATTGTGTTTTTGTTTTAGTTATTATTAATGTGTTATGAAGTTTAAAGAAATCATGAGTCTGGTGCTGACAGTTCTTGGCATCGAGGCATTCGCCAAAGACAATGACGGTAAGGTTTTTCTCACTGACGAGCAGAAAACCGAGCTGACTGAGAAGTATGGCGAGAAGTTTGTGGCTGGTTTCGTTAGCGATCTGGCCAAGTATCAGGAGGAGGCATCTAGCGCCCAGCCGCTTACTGCAGAGGAGCGCTTAGCTTTCGACGCTAGCCGTAAGGAGGTTGAGAAGCTGAAAGCTCAGATTGAGCAGATGAAGAAGGCTGAAGTTGACTTCCAGGCTACTATCAAGAAACTGGAGGGAGAGGCTGCCAATAAGGGTGGTGTAAAGGTTGAGGTTTCTGCTATCGAGCAGGCTGCTATCAAGGCAGGTGTGGATCTGAACCTGAAACACAACCGTTACTTGGTTGACTTCATGCAGGGTAAGGTAAGTGCTGCCTACAGTGGCGATAGCACCATCGACACCCAGGAGCTGAAGAAGGAGTTCGGTAAGTACGTTGATTCTAACCGACTGGAGATCCTGAAAGGCCTGTTTGGTCAGACTGAGAGTACTCAGTTTATGAGTACCATCATGACCGATAAGACCGAGGTTCGCGCTAACCAGGCTAGTATTGTCGGCTCTGTTCTGCAGCAGTTCGTTCCTGTATGGACTCCATCTGGTAAGGCTAAGTTCCATCCTCTTACCATCAAGAACTTCAAGTGTAAGATCAACGTGCCTATCATTCCTTCAGACATTATGGAGGATATCCTGGGCTACATGTACGACGAGCAGGCTTCACAGCTTCAGTCAATGCCTGTAGTTCGCTACATTCTGTATCAGCTCATCTTCCCTAAGCTGGATGAAGAGCGCGAGCAGGCCCTGGCTATTGGTAAGTATGTTGAGAACGAGGCTGACCAACACGGCGAGTACACTGCTTCTACTCCACTGGAGACTATGGATGGCTACCTTACTCAGCTGGTGGCTCTGTTCGTGGCTGATTACGATCAGGAGGATGTTACCAAGCTCACAGGTGTTCGTTGGCTGCAGGCTGGTAAGCAGATCGATCCTTCTAAGAAGAACGTGCGTACCATCATCGATGCAGCCGTTAAGGAGGTAAGCGACAAGTATCCTCTCTACGCCAAGAAGAAGATGAAGGTACATATCGATCCAGTTCTGGCCGACGCTTATCGTCGCGAGTATCTGGAAGAGTACAAGTGGCTGAAGAACCAGGATGGTACTCATAAGAACGATATCGACTTCTCGAACTTCGAGTTCGGTGAGTGTGAGGGTATGCGTGGTACCGGCTGCTTCTTTATCACTCCAAAGGAGAACTTTAAGCACCTGATGAGCCAGAATCCTCAGAATACGAAGCTGCGCTTCCAGGAGCAGGATTATATGGTTAAGATCTTTGGTGAGTGGTGGGAAGGTACAGGCTTCTGGATGGCCGAGGCTATCTTCGCTTACATCTCTCCGAAGTATGCAGACGTGGAGCCAGAGGCTGATCCTGAGCCAGAGCCAGAACCAACTCCATCTACCAAGACTGATGTAACAGTTGCTTTCGCTAGCGCTACTGCATCGGGTACTGTTGGTCAGGAGTTTGAGAGTCCTGTAGCTACTATTACACCAAGCGGTAAGACTTTGAAGTACTCTTCGAGCAATACTGCAGTAGCTACCGTTAACGAGGATACTGGCGTGGTTACTCTGGTAGCAGCTGGTGAGACTGTTATCACAGCAGCCTTTGCTGGCGACGACGAGTACAACGCTGGTAGCGACAGCTACACGCTGACAGTAACAGGTGAGGGCATTTAATGCCCCACCTTCTAGTGTTTAATCATTTAAATATCTAAGAATATGGCTGCATATAGCATGGTAAGTGTACCCAAGCAGGGCAACAATCCTGGAGTGCCTGAGGGTAAGAAAAATGTGGTGATCATCTTTGATTTCGATCAGGTTAAGACCTACACCCGCGACGAGAAGAGTGTAACAGTATCTGCCTTCGAACTAAACACCGGTGTAACACCTATTGGTTTGTTTGTGGACGAGGGCACTATTGATGCTGGCGACGAGGTGGAGGGTGATGCATACGCACGTGCATTTATCCACCACGTAAACGCCGATCATCCTGGTACTGGGGTGGCTGTAGCAGAGTTTAAGGCGAATAATGTTAACGCCAATCTGGGTGTTATTATTATGCCCTGCGACCCAAGCGCTACTACTGCAAAGATCTATGGCACTCCCTGTGCCCCTCTGAAGATGCAGGCTGCCAACGAGCAGGATACCAACGAGGCTCATAAAAACCATTTTGAGTTGAAGACAGAGCAGCGCACCTATCCTGTAGGTATCATGGCTAAGACTCTGATTCCAGCAACCGATAACAACGAGATCAACGCCTACCTGGGACTCCCTGTTCCATCAGGTGTATAATCGTTGGTTGATGTCTTAATTATACGCGGCACTTATTTCGCGATAAGTGCCGTTTATTGTAAAACTTGAAAATCAATTAGTTATGACAAAGAAGAATGAAACCAAGAGTTCCGCTAAATCAGAGCAGCAAGCAGCTATTGAAGCGCCTGCAACCGTTGAAACTCCTGCAGTTACCGAAGCACCAACTGACAGCAAAGGATGCGAGGCTGTAACGGTAATAGTGATTGAAAGCGAGGATTTTGCTGGTGATATCGCTGTACGCAGTGTGAAGCAGAATCTGAAGGGTGTAGATGCTGATATCCAGGTTGTAAAAGGTGATTTAGATGTTGAGACGCTTAAATCATCGCTGGACTTTGTTCAGACAGAACGTATTATCCTGATGACAGCCAACATGATCATTCTGAATCCTGTTCTGCTTAGCGATATCGCTTTGGTGAAGGCAAAGAAGATGGGTAATACTATCACAGCCAACACCGGTATGCCTGTAATGGTCCACAAATCGGCACTGGATGCATTGCTGAAGGAAGCCGAAGAGGCCAACCAACCGCATATTGATATACTGGATACTTATTTCCCAGGCACAGTTCCTACCGGCTTTACACCTTTTATTTTGGGCGACTGGAATAAGGATCCGTTCGTACTGCCTGTGGTGTCAAAGAACCCCAGTATTGAGGCTATCAGCAAGTTCGCTGAATGGAAGAAATTTATGCATATCGGCCCTGACTCGTGGAGTGAGGATCTGAAAGCCTATCTCGAAAACCGCTTTAAAGCATGAGGTTTACCAGTAGGATAGAATACAATAAGGCGCGGATTGCACAACAACCCGTGAAGTCCGTGCCTATTAAAAAAACAGCGCCAAAGCTCCGCGAGCGTTGGCCATTCCTTAATAGTCCAAATGTGCCTGTAGAACTGCAGGCGCTCGTTACCCAGCGTATTACTCGATGGCACGAGTATACGGATCTATACCAGCAGCTACGCGACTGCGAAGATATCGATCAGTTGTCAAATAAAGCTGGACGACTGCTGGATGCTTACCTGGATGCGCAGGCGATAGCCAAAGAATTGGATTACTACCAGCAGAATAAGAAAATGCTAGGTAAACATCCATTGTGCCGACATTATAAGCAGCTGACACAGCTGCGATCATGCAGCATAAAAGAGCTGCTGCGCGAACAAAAGAAAACCCGCAATAACATCTGGCGTGTGAATAGCGAAATGAAGAAAGGCGATAAACCTCATCTCGACGCTAAGCGTCTGCAGAAGCTGCAGGAGTACCAGATGAAGTTGCAAGAGATAAATCGACTGTTAGATGAGTAAATACCAGGATTCATATTTTCTGAAGCTTCAGGACCATATAGCTAACGGTTCTAAAGATGAGTTGACTGTAGAGGAAAGTGATTATGAAGATCTTCTTTTCTCTGTAGCCGGTATTATACGTCGTGAAGGAAAACCGGCAGCTATGGCATGGCTGAAAGCTGATAAAGGTTGTACGCGCCATGTGTCTGAACGCCTCTGTTACGAAGCAATTAATCTGTTCTATGCTACCGATTATGTGCGCGCTGAAGCTTGGCGTAATGTACTGTTCGAAAAAATGTTGAATGCAGCTCGCCTCTGGGAGAAAAAACACATCATCCTCGATGAAGATACTGGAGAGACAAGTAGTAATGCTACAGCCAAGGAATATGATGCCTATACCAAGATAATTAAAGTGGCTGCAGACTTAAAACGTCTGAGTGAGCGCGATGCTGATGCCGTTCCGCTAAATATTAAGAATCAGCAGATAAATATCTATGGTACCAACGCTCAGGATGTAGGTATTCCTGCGACAGATAAACGCGCTATTCTGCAGGCTGATTACTTCAAGACGCTTCCAAAGAAACATCAGAAGCGCCTGGAAATGGAAGCGGGTTTGAAGCCGCTAGATATCGATGCTATGCTTGATAGTTCAATAGAGCTGGCCAATGAAGTTACAGGAGAGTGAAGGTGTTAATCGCCGCTATATTAATCAGTACGCCATGGTGGCAGCGCTCACTATGCCACAGAACTTTATTGGTGTGCTTGGCCGTGGATCTGCTAAGACTACACAGTTCCAGGCTATGCGCATACAACAGGCGGTGATGGAATGCCCTGGAGCTCCTTTTGTGTGGGTAACAGATACTTATACCAATCTACATCAGAACGTTATTCCCTCAGTACTCGAAGGCCTTAGGTTCCTGGGGTGGGAAGAGAATATACATTTCGTTATCGATAAGATACCACCCATCGAGTGGCAGCGCCAGATGTATAATGTGTGCGATAAGTACAAGCAGGTGATGACGTTCTACAATGGCTTTACTTTTACCTTTGTGTCACTCGATCGCCCGTCTATTGGTGCCGGTCGTTCGTATGTGGGCCTGTTTGGTGACGAGGTGAAATACTGGCCAGAGGCTAAGTTTACCAACATCCGCAAGGCTGTACGTGGTTATCGCGCCCGATATGGCGATAACCCCTGGTACCGAAGTCTTAGCCTTACCACCGATATGCCTAACCCTAACCATGCAGGCGAATATACCTGGGTAATGAAGTTGGTTAAGCTGATGGATAAGGAGAAAATAAAGCTGCTACTACAAACCGGCCAGGCGCTGAATGAGTGCCGGCGCGAATATGCCCGTGCTCTGCAGACCTGTAATGAACGAGCTATCCAACTAGCTGAGCGCAATATGAAACGCTGGGAGGCGCGCTGGAATGATCTACGCTGCAATACTACACTCTTTATGGTAGCATCTACGCTGATAAACGCCGATGTTTTGGGTGAAGAGTACTTCCAGGAAGAAATGGCTGCAGGGCTGGAAGGTGTTGATACCAACCTGCTTTCGATACCTCAGAAGCTGACAGCCGATCAGAAATTCTACTGTACACTATCAGCGCGCGACTTCTATCACGACGGTACCCGTAACGACGTACTCGAAAAGCATCCTTACGGATGGGATCCTGATTGTACCATATTGCGCTATCTCGATACCAATAGCCCTATAGATGGTGGTATGGATGATGGGAACATGAAGAGTTTATTGATTGGTCAACGAAAGGGCCGCGAGTATCGCGTATTAAAGGAATTATATACCCTTCCACCTGAGAACGAGCGACAGTTGGCCGATAAATTCCTGGCATACTTTAAGCACCATAAATGTAAGCTGCTGCGACTGTACTACGATCGCGCTATGAATGCCTATCAGAAGGTGGGTAATAGTGCTATGCAGCGCATTAAAAAAGCCATAGAATACGATGCTGATGGTAATCGCACTGGTTGGCGTGTACAGTTGATGAGCTTAGGCCAGGGAACTATCTATTCGAATACAGAGTACAACTTCTTTAGCTCGCTGTTTGCTCGCGATCTGCAGAAACAATTATTCGTACTGCTGATAGACGCCCAGAACTGTCCTAACCTGAAGGCAGAAATGGAGAATGCGCCTGTAAAGGTGGTGAAGGACGAACGCTCAGGCCGCAAGGAAATACGTAAGGATAAACGAGGTGAACGACTGCCTGCAGCACGTCTACCTCAGGAGAGTACCAACCTTACTGATGCCCTTAAATACCTGATATTGCGCCGTGAATGGGCCAATTTGTGGCAGAAATCTACCAAAAAAACGGTGATAGACCCTAAATAAGACTTAAAAAGGGCGAATAAACCTATATAATTTGAACAAAAATAGCCGTTTTTGAGGGTGTTTTTCAATGACAAAAATCGCGAAACCCGCATAAACAGGGCATTTCGGGAAGGGCAGATGAAAAATAGGGCTTGTGGTCGCACGTTTCGGGCCGGCCCGCCCTCAACTCGATTTGCGATTGCAAGTCTCCGAAATCTGTCGGAAATGTGACTGAACCCTAGTGGGCAATGTCCTTTCGACTACATCTTATAAATAGTATATTTGCAGCAAAGTTATGAATGATAGAGAAATGGGAAACGGAAAGATTGTTAACCGCGTTGGCCGGTTCGGCCTGGTTGATACCAGTGTAGGTACCTACGCTGTGGCTATGAGTGGCCATTATCACCAACAGTCGCTTAGTTCGTTCTTTGATCTAAGTGGGCGCAGCTGGGATAAGGATCCTCAGAGTGTGGCCGGTGTGATGGTGGTACCATGGGGACCTGATGATCAGATGCCCAGAATGATACGCGATCTATTGGAGAAGAATAATATCGGACCTGGTATCCTGCAGCGTAAGCTTGGACTGATATACGGTCAGGGTGTGCAGCTGTATCGTCATAAGGTAGAGAACAACGAAGTACAACAGGAATGGATCCAGGATCCTGATGTGCAGGCTTGGCTTGATACCTGGGATTATCAGCGTTATGTACGTGAGGCTTTACTGGAATACTTACACATGGGTGGCCACTTTACTCTGTACCAGAGTGGTAAGAGTGTTCGTATAGGTAAGGCATGGATCCATTCATTGAAGTGCATGCCTAGCGCCGACTGTCGCTTTGTGTGGCCAGATCCTAACCGTACACCTGAGCTGGAAGATATTACTCAGATCCTGGTAGGCGATATGGAGCGCTGGCGACAGCTGCAGATCTTTCCTCGTTTTGATAAGTGGCACCCAGCTAATCATGAAGCTGCAGTACAGTATCACGCCTTACGCTCATTCGGTAGAAATATCTATGCAATAAGTTCGTTCCATGGCTCGATACCATGGATGCAGGACGCTAACGATATCCCTGAGATCGTGCGAGCTCTTAACGACAATGTGATAGCTGCTGCTTACATTGTACACGAGCCTCAGGCCTACTGGCAGGAAAAACGTATGCAGATAGAGCAGGATTATCCCGAATGGCAGGATTCTGAGGTAGAGAAGAAACTGAACCAGCTACGCGACCAGGTAACAACACAGATAGCCGACGTAATGGCCGGTAAGGAAAATGCGGGTAAGTTCTTTACCTGCGTGGACTTTGTAGATGAAATGGGCCACGAGCAATCGTGGAAAATAGAGCCTATTGAGTTGAATCTGGATAAGTATATCGAGGCTCAGAAAGCAATCTCGAAGATGGCCGATAGTGCTACTACCAGCGCGATGGGCCTTAATCCCTCACTCTCGAATATCATCATCGATGGTAAGAGTGATTCTGGTAGCCAGATGCTTTACGCCCTGAAGATCTTCTATGGCGCTGATACTGTGATACCGGAGCAGGTTGTACTCGAAGCTCTGAATGATGCGTTACGTATCAACTTCCCTGAGAAGAGGGATCTTTATTTTGGCTTCTATCATAAGACTATCCAGAAAGAGGATAATGTGAGTGCCGGCGATCGAATGACAAACCAACAGTAGTATGAAACAACGATATATCGAGATTCCCAATACATGGGATGAGTTGACTGAGGCCGACTGGCGCGAGCTGCTGAAGATACGCCAGAAGGTTGTAAACCACGGTGGTAGATATTCTGAGCTGGATATCACCACTGAAACAGCTCGTATGCTGCTGAAGAACCGTGGTGTTAAGCTGCAGCTAAACAACCAGAACTACATCCTGCTGGTGGGTAATCTGGCTAAAACCCTGGGATGGCTATGGCATGCTGAAGGTAATCAGATATCACTGGTGTATAAGACTACCTGGAACCGATTGCCAAAGGTACGTGATTGGTATGGCCCATTGGATCATGGTGCCGATATCATGTTTGGTGAGTTCCGTATGGCTGTGGGTATCCTGAAGCAATACGAGCAGCAGCCAGACGAAATACATCTTAATGTATTAGCAGGCTTACTGTACCGTCCTAAAGCTACGAAGAAAATGCAGCAGCTGCAGCAGCTACGACTACAGCCATACGATTGGGATGATTTCGACGCCAAAAAGCATCGAGGCGAACAGATGCAGCGCTGGCAGGTGTGGGGAATCTATGCCTGGTTCGCCTACTTCTGTGAATACTTGACTACCGGTGTCTTCACTATCGATGGAGTGGAAGTTTGTTTCGCTCCACTGTTTGGCAAATCGGATAGTACAAAGAAATCTGGTAGTAATGCCGGCTCGCTCATACAGATCTGTCATACTCTTGGGGAGAGTGGTGTGTTTGGTACCGCCAAAGATGTGGATCACACACCTCTGATGAACGTAATGCAGAAGCTGTTGAGTGATTATTACGCATTAAAACGGCTTCAAAAGAAATAAATTGAGAAAAAGGCAAATAATATGATTATTACAAAATCTGAAGACTTACGCAATCTGACAGGATCGTTTTATGCTAACAACGATTTTAGTAAGATAGAAAACACCATAAAAGGTGTGGAAACCGATATCTGCCGAATATTGGGTATGCAGTCGCTCGATGGGTTGGCCGGTGATGCTAAGCTGGCAGCTCAGCAGGCTGTGGCTTTTATGGCTACTATGCGTTTTTATCGACTGAACGATATCAGTCACGAAAACGCTGGCCGTAAGGTAAAGATCGATAAAGAGAACGAAGCACGCCCCTTTGAGTGGCAGCTGGCTCGTGACGATCGCGCTCATCTGGAAGAATATTATCGCGCGCTTGATCGCCTAGTGTTCTGCCTGATGGGTAACGAGAATTTCCATCAGTCGGCACTTTATCAGCGCATTCAGAGGGTAATCATAGGTAATGCAGACGAATTAACCTGGCTTACAGGTATAGAACCATCGCCCTGGCTGTATATACAGCTGCTGCCATTTTTACTGGAGAGTCAGCAGTTTGTTGAAAAGGCTTATGGCGAAGAATTTATTCCTGGTAATCTGCAGCAGCTTCCGGATACCGGTACTGCAGATTATGCGACAAAGATGGCTACTGCATTAGGTGCTATCGCGCTGATGGGACGTCGTACCTCGTTACAGGCGCTGCCTTACGGCTTGATGCAATTAGCTATGAGTAATGGTGGTGGTAACACTGAAACTACTCCATCGATAGAGCAGTTGAATGCCTACCTGAAGCAGCTCTCGATAGATCAACGTTACTGGATTAATGAAATGAAGAGACTGCGAGATCTGGCTGCAGGGAAGGATCCTGTTATGCATCTGCAGATGCCTGATAACGACAAACATCATAAATTCATGCGAGTATGAACAATCCGTTTGTTACCAAGTTTGCAGCACAGACTGCTGATATTATACTGACAGATGTAAGCACTAGTCGTACGCTGCAGCTGCTGAAGGGGAGTCAGCTAATACTGAAGGAAACCTATAATTACGATACCGATGGTGGTATTCGCGTATCCGGATTGGCCGACGTATTAACTCAAGCTCTCTATGGCGAGTTGATTGTGGGCGTTCAGAATAATGCGCAAGCTTCCGTCACCGTGAAAATGACTGGCGAGGCAGATATTACATCCACACTATACGCCCAACGCCTACTGAATCCGCGAGATCCACAGGGACAGAAGGTGGTTTTAGCAGCTGCTTGTAATGGTGTGTGTTATCCTGGTACTCAAAAATTGGTAACAGTTATCGGACAAGTGACTGTCGGATTGGTTGGTACCAATCGTACTGTTGTCATCGGCAATGTCGGCCAGGTAACGACTGTTGACTGCGATCCAGCTGTGTTATTCCCTCAATATTACGGCGATGGTACGGCTCTGAATATTGGTAGCGAACTGTTGCTGAAGATTCTACCAGCTGTATGTGCTGATAATGTGTGTGTACGGTTCCTGAATCGCTACGATGTGCCGGAGACTGTGGTAGCAAACTATATGACTGATAAACCACAAGCTCAGGATGATACAGCTATGATGTTTGGGCGTCGTACGAGGTTCGATGTGAAAAGTACTTCCGAATACACGCTGTATAGTGGCCAGTTACACCACGAGGATGAAGTGGATACCTGGCAGGATCTGCTTACAGCTCGTAAAGCCCAGGTGCTACTGTATGGCCAGTGGAATGATGTTGTAATTACCAAATCAAATCTCAGTCGCGATCGTCGTAATTTCCATGGCTCAAAGATTGAGATTTCTTTCCAAACTGCTAATCCATTGTTACTGTTATGATACCCATCAACGATTATAGACAATTCGTTTCAGAACTGGTAAATTCTGCCAAGACAGAAGCCAAGATAGATGATGATATCACTATTCGTTTGGCTGTGACAGAAACACAGCTCGTAAACTTACTGAAGGATAAAGCTGGCATTGTGGTGGCCGGTAATATACCTGGTGCCGAAATTAGTAAAAGTAGCTGGTTCCAGAGTGAGGGTGAGTGCTTGCTTATGGTACTGGAGAAAATGCCAGAAGACTACCAAGGCACTGAATCTGAATTCGAGAGCTACAGCAAACTACAGCAATTAATGATAGAGATTGTAAGACTGCTGGTTAATTATAGTGGCTTTGGTAGTTTATGTGATAAGGGCGAAGTAGATTATTCGCGTCCTTTAGTAGTGGAGTGGGAATATAATACTTATGGCGGTTTTAATGGCCTGAGTGTAACCTTCAAGCTTAAAGACAAAGAGGTATGACGCAATTACTGATAGCTGGTGTAGAGGTAACGCTGCCACAGAATTTTACTGTAACAGTGAAACGCGAAAACTCATTCTTTACCAAGAATGGTGAATATACCTACGACTGTACACTACGCCTGGATAATCCCATTAACCGTACGCTATATGGATTCCTGCAGCGCCTGAATAAAACCGACCAACTGGATACTAAGCGTACAGCTGTGCTGATTGCCGATGGCCATGTGTACGCCAGAGGTACCGAAATTATTACACGTTGGACTCAGGAGAGTGTAACCATCCAGATTGTATCCGGAGAATCGGAGTTGAATTACTTCATTGGCCAGGATCAGAAAATCGAGGAGTTGGATTTAGGCGAGATAGAAACAACAGTTACCTTAATAAGTCCTACGGATAGTTTCCCGGATGTGGAGTTTTGTTTACCCACCATCCGCTCGCAGTCTGGGTATGTCTATAATAGATATGTTCGAGGCCATGTTATGGCTGGGCGCCGTACTGGTAATACAATTATTCCTGGCTCTGATCTGCGTCCACAGCCGTATCTGTGTGCGCTGTTGCGCCGATTGATGGAAGCACTAGGGTATACCGTAACAGAGAATCATCTGGAGAATACTCAGTTTAAGAACTTGTTTCTGGTGAATACTATCTTTACTACCGAATATGCCAAGATGTTACCTGGTTGGACGGTGAAAGATTTCCTGACAGAGGTTGAACGGCTTACCGGTGTAGTGTTTATTACTGACAATCTTAATAAAACATGTGCCATACTTCTTAAAACACAGTTCTATGCGAATGCCAGGCAGTTTACTGTTCGTAACGTAGTTGACGCGTACGAGGCGGAGTCACAGGATGACGACTCGCGCGAAGCCGAGTTTACTACATCAGATGTAAGCTACGATATGCCAGACGGTTACTGGAGCAAGATAGTGCAACTGCCAGAGGGGTATTTGGAGGCTGCAGATATCGAAGAGTTTGATTTTGTAAATATCGATACTGCCATTAGCGATTTTAAGAAGGTGTATAAGGATCGAGTTACAGGGCGCTACTATATAAAGGTGTCGCGCGAATACGAAGTACAGCAGCAGAATACTACGGCTACAGATACTTTTAGGATAGAGCTTAACCAGTACGGTAATTTAGATCGCGAAGATACAGATTCTACGCTTGAACTAAAGATAGTGCCAGCACCTATGGCATGGCTTGGTATGGTTGGGTGTGAAGTGGTTGATATCGGTACTAGCGATGGGTATAAAAGCTATGGAGAGGAAAGCGCACAGACAGAAGAGTCTACAGAATCTGAGGGCGCTGAGGGTGATATCAGATCTTTCGAGAAGAAAGAATCTGCAGCCATTGATTTGTATTGCGCTTTTCATAATGGTTCTGTTTTAGAGAATAATACTCCAGTAGCCTATACGGATGCCTACCATGCTCTAATACAGGCGCTTCTGTATCCAATGATAGTAGATGCAATCCTAGGCCCAGAGGGATCGTTACGCCTGAAAGATTTGAATGATAGCTACTATCAGGGAGGATACGAGATTGATACACGTCATGCTATCACTTTTGAAACCTACGATCCGAATGTGATAGATCCTCGACAGGTGTACGTTATCCGCAATCGTCGCTATGTGGTGCGTGATATCGAGGAAACAATTACTACTGAAGGCCGACAGAAAAAGTGGAAGTTGACGTGCTATCCTATCACTATCACAGATACCGCCATAGAGAACCGCTGGGTACTGACAGATGGTGTATGGGATGACGGTGGGGCCTGGCTGGATGATGGTAGATGGAATGATTAATTCTTGGCAAAGGCATGGGTGAGTATAGTTATAAAGAAGTAAATCTGTTTATCCAGGAAGAGCTGTCGCAACATGGCGAATGGCTTGTGGATCGATTTGCTGATGCCATAGAAAAAGCAAAGCTCATAGACACCGGTCAACTGTTAGACTCATTAGATTATCATACAAGCCAGGACCATCAAGGGAATTTCTCGTTAGGCATTAGTTTTATGACTTATGGCCGAATGATTGAGGTTATGGCGCGAAAACGTAAAAAGCGACTGAGCGACCAGAGTAACCATGATGTATGGAAAACAAAGAACCACCGTCCAAAGAAGGTGCAGTGGTACAATAAAAACCGTTATGGCGGTTATGGCAGACTCATTAGAAGGTTAACTGCTGGCATGAGCGATGACGAATTGAAGAGAATACGGGGTATTTTAAATCAGGCAAAAGCCGAATATGCTACAAAATAGGGTTTTTATCCTATAAAATAGGGATTTCCCTTTGCAGAATTATGAATAATTGTCTATCTTTGCAGTGAATAAAAGAAGAAAGGAGTAAGATATGATCTATATGTTTGGAGTAATATTTGTTCTTGGCGTAGTAGTTGCAATCATAAAAGCCGACCCTGCCAATGAAGGTTCTAAGAAAACTTGGAAGCCGAAGAAAAAGAGTTGGTGGTTTACTAATCATAATTGGAACGGCCCGATAGGAATGCCAATGATATGATTTAGACGAAGAATAACAGCTTCGTCTATTTTTTTTGTCTTTTTATTGCCGCTCTATAATATATATCTTTGCGTAGTAAATTTACGTAAAGATATTATTATATGAGTATTTCAGTCGATACCGTTAATTTGCGCTTCAACGTCAAGCCAGATTACGATCAGCAGCAATTGCAGCAGCTTCAGTCAGATCTTAAAGATGGGCAAAGGGAGCTAGAAAAAACACGTCGCGCCATGGACAAGCTTGCTAAGAACGGGCTTAAAGCTATGACTAAAGAGCAGCGCGCAGAGTATGATAAATTAAGCAGTTCGCTAAGCAAACAGGCTGCAGAGGTGCATAGAAACGAGATGCGCATGAAAGAATGGACCCGCAGCGCCAATCTTTCAAAACTATCAATATCACAACTGGGGCAGCGCGCAAAAGATTTGACCGCAGTATTAAATAACCTCAATCCTAAATCCGAAGAATTTGGCGAGTATAAGAGAGAGCTTGATGCAGTAAAGAATCGGATGAAAGAACTGAAATCTGCCGCGTCAGAAACGCAATCTTCGCTCACAAGCTTTGTGCAAAATATAAGCTATACTGCCACAGGACTGGCAAGTATTCTAGCTCTTAAAGATCGCGTGGTTAGTTGGGCTGACCAGTATGTGCAGTCGTTTGCCAAAATGGATGATGCGATGACCGACGTCATGAAGTACACCGGCCAAACCAAAAACGAGGTGGCGGACATGAACGAAGAGTTTAAAAAGATGACTACACGCACACCTCGTGAAGAACTGAATGAATTGGCGGGTGCTGCTGGTAGACTTGGTATTCAGGGCAAAGAAAATATTGCAGGGTTTGTAGACGCTGCAGATAAAATTAATGTAGCTTTAGGCGACGATCTAGGTGAAGGCGCAATTGATCAGATTGGTAAGCTTACCATGGTGTTTGGCGAAGATAAGACCAAGGGCCTTAATGGTGCTATGCTGGCCACCGGTTCGGCTATCAATGAACTTGGAGCTAGCAGCTCTGCTAATACTGGATTTATAACAGAGTTTACTAGTCGTGTAGCCGGTATGGCTATGCAAGCGAAGATATCACAGACAGATATCATGGGTTACGCTTCTGCGCTGAGTCAGGCCGGAGTAGAGGGCGAGGTGGCTAGTGGTGTGTTTGCCCAATTTGTGACTAAGATGTTTACAGATCCAGCTAAGTTTGCTAAAGCTGCAGGGTTGGATATTCAGGCGTTTACTAACCTATTAAAGACTGATGCTAATCAGGCGATACTTCAATTTTTGGAGGCCATGCAGCAGAAGGGAGGCTTTGATCAGTTAGCACCTATGCTAAAATCTCTAAAGATGCAGGGTACCCAGGCTATTCCTGTTCTTACGTCAATGGCTGCTAAGCTGACTGAGCTTAAAGAGGCGCAAGATCTGGCTGCTAAGGCTTACGAAGAAGGAACGTCGATTATTAATGAGTTCGATAACGCTAACAGTTCAGCTGCCGCTAAACTAGAACAGGAAGAAAAGAAGCTGAATGACGTAAAGGTTGCGCTTGGCCAGGAGCTCATGCCTATTATAGCAGGCAGCATAAATCTTGGTACTACGGTTCTTAAAGTAATTACTAAGCTGATAAAGTTTGCAAACGACTACAAACTGGTAATTTTAGCTCTGACTACTACTATTGGTTATTATACAGTTGCAGCCAAAGCAGCTGCTATAAAGACCGCCTTATTTACCGCTGCTACAAATGCTGCCAGAATAGCTACATTCGCATTCAACGTGGTTGTTAAAGCAAACCCAATAGGTTTGATGGTGGGCGCCCTCGCTACTGCTGTAGCTTGGTTAACTACTTACACTCAGAAAACCAAGGAGGCGCGTAAAGCCCAAGAGGAATTGAATAAGGCTAGCCTAAATGCCGATGGTACCGTAAAGAGCGATCCTACAGTTAAGAAGCGTAACCAGTTAGATGAGATTGTGGTGGTAGGACATAGGAAGAAAAAAGAACCAAAAATTCCTGATTCTGGTGGCAATAACAAACAGAATAAGGTTGATAAAGAGCGTAAGGAGGCCGAAGCCTTGGCTAAGCAGGCTTTTGAGCGAGAAAAGATAATGCTGAAGCAACAGTACCAGGGGAAGAAGGATTTACAGGATGAATGGCATTTAAAAGAAGTTGCTGCAGAACGTAGTTATCTGAATGAGCTTGCAGGTATTCGTGATAAATACCATGCCTCAGAAAGCGAAAGAATGGAGGTAGCTAACCAAGCTCTCGACAATATAGCTAAGGAGGCTAATATCCGCGAGGAAATGCGTAAGCACGAATTAGCTGAGAAGCTGAAGGATCTCGATAGCCAACAGTTCGCCGAACAGATAACCCTGTCTCGACAGAAATTGGATGGAGAGATAAAAACACAAGAAGAATACGACCAGAAAAAACTAGAGCTGGAAGTTAAATACCAGCAGCAGCGCATTAATTTAATGCGGGAAGGTTCGGATGAGTATATTGCGGCCCAGAAACAAATGGCACAACTGGAGCTTCAGCAACTGCAGCAAAAAAGAACTGCAGAAGAGAATTTTATAAAGAGTTATCAAAATACAAACAACTCAATACTGCAGAACCATCTTAGCGAGGCGTCTTCTTTCGATAAGATGCTTGAGTTGAATCAGCAGTACTACGATCAGGATTTGATATCGTTCCAGCAGTACCAGCAGAATAAAACAATGATTGCCCAGCAGGAGGAAGATGCTCGCCAGGCGATCCAGCAGGCTGCTATCGATACAGGAAATCAATTACTGCAGTCTGCAGGCCAGCTTTTCTCTCTCATGCAGAATCGTGAGGTGTCGGCTGTAGAGAAGCGTTATAAATCGCAGATTAATGCGGCTAAAAAGGCTGGTAAGGATACAACCAAGCTAGAGGAACAGATGGAGGCAGAGAAAGCCGCTATCCAAAAGAAATATGCCCAGAAACAATTCAAACTACAGGTGCTGCAGATTATTGCAGCTACGGCCCAGTCAATCGCCAATGTGTGGAAAACATGGTCGGCACAGCCTGCGATAGCAGCTGCCCTCTCTGCGCTTGCTGCAGCACAAGGCGCTATCCAGCTGGCTACCGCTAAAGCGCAGGCAGATCAAGCTGCAGGACTGTACGAGGGTGGTTATTCTGAAGGCTATACCGCTAAGGGTGATCCACATAAGCAGGCTGGTGTGATTCCTGTACACCAGAATGAGTTTGTGGCCAATCATCATGCTGTGGCCAATCCTGAGATCCGTCCGCTGTTGGATGTAATAGATCGCCACCAGAAGATAGGTGATATCCGGATGCTGAACTCCACTCGCATGCTTGAAGAAGCTTACGGCGGTGGCCGTGCTCGCGGTGGTTATACGAATAGCGACGATCCGTCAGGTGATCCAGGAATAACTTTCAGACGCGAGGATGATGAAGTTATGCAATTACTGCGAGCTATCGAGAGTAATACTGCCGACAGCTTGACTGTTCGTGAGTTGCGTAAGAAGATTAAGCAGGAAGAACGCCTGGAACAGAATGCCAGCCGCTAAGCGTGTCCTTTTTGATACATCCTATTATATCTATCTTTGCACTATGACAGTTTACGATGCTATTCATAAGATGCGAGAGCTAACGGCGAAGGGACAGCCCTTTGCCTTTAGCTTTATGACGTACTCGACACAGAAGCACATGAGCCATGGCGAAGTAAGTGTAGAACATGCGCTGCTGGTAAAGAACGAAAAACGTGGCGAGGATGATCTGAATAATTATATGCTCACTTATACCGATCAGGATACCGGCGAAGCCAAACACTTCTGGCAGCCCTTACTGATGAGTTTTAATCACGAGATAATAACCTCTATTGATTGATAGTTATGGCCAACGATAATAACGAGACACAGGAACAGCAGGGTATACAGTTTGAGGATATACAGCCCTGGTATGACAATTCGGGCGATACCGGACTGTCAGCGCGTCTGAAGCTGAAGCGCAACTTTGACAAGATCAAGGCTGTTATAGATGCTATTAGTAGCCTGCCTTCGCTTATCAGAAATTACCTCAGTCGCGTTAACGATGATACTGCAGAGGGGGAAATTACTTTTAAGAAGGGATTGAAGGTTGGAACCTTTAGAAGTCGTTTCTTAGGTTCTGGAGCTGCCGTTGATCCTGCAGGTAATGCCGAATTTGAAAGCATCTATAGCCGTTCGTTTATTAGCGCGCCAGAGTTTGTTTTTAACCGTATTAAAGTAACAGAGGGTGAGATATGGTGTACTAACGGTTATGGCGACATCGAGGATGTAAAAGAGGGTGAAGACGAAAATGGTGATGTCGTAGTAAATGGTGGATTGATAACGCTGCATCTGGATGAGAATGATTACGCCAGTGTACAGGTTGGCGATATCTGTCGTGGTATTTATAATGATATCGCTGGAGCTTACGAAACTGCCACAGTAGATGATGATGTACAGATGGCTGCTGGATCATCTTCGCAAGAAGGCGATGGTATAGGTTTTTCGGCGAAGAGAGGATTCTTTACCAGTTACTTCTATATAGAGCGCATGGTGATAAATAGAAAAGGCGAGTGCCAGTTTATATATAAGCTTAGATCTGCTACCACTCCACACCCATGCGTATTTATGAAGTTCGCTCAGTATGGTAGTTTTACGAATGCGGAACGTCGCGCCAGTAAGTACGAAAGTAGTATTAACCACTACTACAAAATGATTTTGGAAGGCGTTAGTACCTGGCAGATACAAAGCGCCAATATCGTATCTCGTTCTGGTTATCTGGGCGATATGGAGGTTGAGCTCGCTGATCACACCACGCGACAGTTACAGGGTTATGGTTTGTATGTTCAGAATAACGTTTATTTCGGTAGCGCTGTTGTACAGTTGGATCCTTATACTCTGGAAATGCTGGAGCGCGACCTGGCACAGTATGATGTAAATCTGGGCGAACATGTAGATATGATAGTTGTAGATGATACCGGTAATGTTATCGGTGGTGTCTATACCGAAACTACTGAAGGTGGTGTTACAACCCGCGAGTATCGCATCCATAGCGCGATAACGGTAAGAAAGAAAAATGTTCTACTGACTGAAGCCCTGGCTGATGCAGAAGCTGGTACTGGAACTTATAAAATAAGCTTTACCCCTGTTGGCTGTACCGCTATGATTGAGAACTCTACGCTATACATTACAGGCATTGATCATGTTAAGGATGGTGTATCGGTTAGTGGTGATGATACAAACTTTGATTACGATGCCATGCGTGCGGTTGACTCTTGTAGAGTTGATCTCGTAATCGATTGCGAGGGTGTTACTTCTGTGCAAAAGAGTATCCCAATCGTAGTTAAGCACGATAGCCAGCCGTACGTAGGTGCTGATATCACTAACGAATTTAGCGCTGTTAGCTGGAATACTAAAACTCAGGCTTATGTAGGCCTTCCTATCACCTTTGATATGAAGATGTGGCATAACGACGAAGCTCTGGATATTGCCAGCGTTAATGATGTCAGTATTTCGCCATCTATAACCGGAATGACTATATCGAAGAGCATCGAGACGCTTGCAAGCGGCCAGAAGGTTGCACGAATAAACATTACAGCCCTCCCGGCCAACCTTCCACTAGTACAGGAACTTAGCATTACTTGCGCTGCTACTTATGCTGGAGTAAGTTACGAGCGTACGCTTATACACACCATCAATAAGACTACAGATACTAATGTCTATAGCCTTATTCCATCTGTAAGTGAAGTTGTATATGATAAGAATACGAATACTCTAAACACAAACAGCATTGATTGTTCTGTGTTCTGCGATAGCAGCGACAACAAACACTATCAAGTTGCTTACGCCGATTTTGGCACATACCAGATAGGGCTATACTACAAGAAATTCTATACAAACGGCACGAGCGATGCAGATGAAACCGCATACTCAGGTTCTGCTGTAAGCATAGATACATCTGTTAAGAAAGTAGTATTCTATCTGTATAAGAAAGTTGGTTCTACAGTTGACAGAACTGTTAAGCATGACCAAGAGGGTGTGCCTGTGATTGCAGAAGGCCAAGACGGAAAAGGAGTTGAGTATATCTTTATTACACAAGAAACATGGGATGGTACTGATGCTAATAAGCCTACCATTCACGATGTCGCTGCTGATAGGCAGCAAGATAATTATTGCCCCTATACTGACGCACAGCACACGAAGCAATGGACTGACGAACCTACAGGCGTAGGCGCTAATATGCGCTGGGAGTTTCAGGCTATGCGCAAAAAGGTTAATGGGGTTTGGCAGGCGTTTGGCGAGGTTAAATACAAAGATCATTATGTGGTAGATGGTGTTACGCCATACATTATCGATCTGAGTAATGAGCAGAGCGAGATTAACTGTGATGAGAATGGTAATGTTCTAAACGGAGCTACTTACGAAACGAGTAAGCTGATGCTGTTTAAGGGTACCGCTTATGCTTTTACTGATTTCACCACCATTACTATTACACCTACCAATATTACCTGTAACGGGAATACTTCCGCATTTACGCTTACTGCAGAACAGAAGACTGCAGCACAGAGCGCTGGCTATTTTGAACTAACACCAAGCGCCATTACCGCTAACTCTGCTACGATCGTAGTTACTGCTGTTTACGGCAATATCACATTGATTGCTACTTATAAGGTCAATAAGAATATAGCCGGTAAGAATGGTGTCATCTATTCGTTGATGTCAGGCCTCGATACCATCCGAAAGAATAAGAGTGGCAACCTGGTTGATTCTACACTAACTCTGCAGGTAAAGAAAACCGTTGGCGCAACAATTACAATTCTCACCACCTATGCAGAACTTACTTCTGAAGGATTGTCTCTTAGCTACGATAATTCTTCAGCCACAGGAACCAGTCTTACAGCAATATCTATTGCCACATCTACCTTTGTAGGTAGTGGTGGAACCTGGGGAAAGATCAATCTTATTAAGAGTGGCGTCATTGTTGATGCCGAACGTATCAATGTTGTGTCTGATGGCCAGGATGGTCAAGATGGCCAGGATGGTCAGGATGGCCAAGACGGGCAAAATGGAAGAGACGGGGTAGACGGAAAGAACGGAAGAGACGGGGTAGACGGAAAGGACGGAAAAGACGGCAAAGATGGCCAGGATGGTAAAACCGGCCCAATGTACTACCCTGCTGGAATCTATGCCTCTAATAAGACATACACCGTAACGGAAAAACTCGTCCCTGTAGTAGAGTATAGCGGTAGTTACTATTACGCCAAACAAACAGTTCCCGCAGATAGAGGATATTACCCAACAAACACTGATTACTGGGGTGCATTTAGTAACTTTGCAGCAGCGTTTGTAGAGATTCTATTTGCATCGTTTGCAAAACTCGGTTCTTTTGTGATTAGTGGTGATTGGTTCATTTCTCAATACGGAACAGTTAATGGTTACAATTCGGCAAATTATCAAGCCTTTAATGGTGTGTTTACCGACCAAACGACAAACTTTATTCCATACTTAGCAATGGATGCCAAAAATGGTAGCCTTTTCTGTCAGAAAGGTACTATAGGCGGCTTCGAAATTGGTGCAACATCGCTTGGTAGAAGCTCGCTCGCAACAGGAGCAACAGGATATACGTATATTACGCCAGATGGAAAAATAAAACTTTGGAAAAGCACAAGTGCATCCGATAAAACCGTTATAGACGCTTATGGTGCAGTTGCTATGAGCGCAAGCGGTGCTAACGAAACCATAAGCATTAGTGCTGGTAGCGGTGCTAAAATAAAATTGTATGTCGATAATGGCTCAAAGTTAGTTATTGATACTCCAAACAACCTAAGGCGCACACCGTCAGAAGTAGGCGAGGTATATATTGATAGTAACGGATTTTTGAAAGTAAAATTGAGTTAAAGATATGTCAGTAACACAAGCAGAAGTCCTTAACCTGTTTACGCAGGTTGGAGCGATTAAGAATAGCGACCAGTTCCTAATAGCGAAGGCTAACGCGAACGGTACGGTAACAGCAGCTAAGATAACAGCTGAGCTGCTGAGGGCTTATATTAGTGCAGGGTTTGATATTACCGTCGGCAATGATGGCCTTATATATATCGGCGGTAATGCCACTACTATCGACGCTGCATCAACAATCATTGTTGATCAGACGGATACCACCATCAGTATCCATCCAAACAAGTTGAATAGATGGGGTGCTGTACAGGTTCTGAATGTCGGCTTTACAGCTGGAGCGTCTGGCAGAACTAACGAGTATATGATGGAGTTTGTGGTTAGTGGCAGTAACTTTACACTTACGCTGCCTTCAGGTGTTCGCTGGGTGGATGGCGAACAGCCCGATTGGAAAGATGGCTGGACGTATCAGGTAAGCGTGCTTAATGGTTTGGCAGTAGCTGCAGGGTGGGAGGCCCCATCGACATGAGTTGGTTTCGTAGAAGATTGTTATTGATGGCTGCTACCATAGCAGGATATCTTCCGGCATGGTTTCGTAGCGCTGGATGGTTTCGTAGTGAAGCTTGGTAATAATTTTATAATATCAATATTATGACAAAGAAAATAACGATAGCGGGTAGTAACTTGCTAACAAACCTCTCGCAGGATTGGGGAGGTGTAAACGATGGCGATAGCGCCATAACCATACATGGTACCAATGTGCCACCTGGCGCGGAGTATGGTATAAATCGAGGCGAGATCGAGCGCTTTTTGAAGGCGCAGATCGGCGCGAAGTTTGGTGATTTCCGTACAACGGATCCTGACGCCAACGGCTACATTCACATTCTTGCATTTGCTACAGAGGATAATGCTGCAGCATGGGATGAGGACGCTGAAGCTGCTGCAGGGTTGATCTTGAAGGATCTTACTGTGCCCATTTCTACTGCATCAACCGATAGTTACACAGCACGCCTAGCTACGTCGCGCAGTACGGCTACTCAGTACCTGGTTAAGGATGGTGGAAGCTTTGAGGTTCCTTTGCGCTTTAATGCTATCCATGTGATAGCTGCCACATCTACCCAGGAGTATATGAGCGGTAATGGCACATTGATAGTTGAACGCCTGCAGGGCGGCCAGTGGCTGCAGGTGGCCACTCAATCGATTGCGGCTAGTAGCGAGAGTAGTGGGTATCCTGCAACAGTTGACCTGAAGGGATTGCTGCAGAATGGTGCTCAGAACCAGATCAGACTGAGAGCTACATTTGTGTACACCGATTATAACGGCGAAACAAAAACCATGGGCTCTACACCGATCGTACTGCAGATAAATAGTGTAACGCTGAGTATCGAAATGACTACAGCCTGGCACGAGCCTCAGGTGGATCCTTCAGCGCTTAATCTTACCTACACCGTTCGCGGTACCGTGAACCGCACACTGTATCTGAAGGTTACGGGTAGTGTGGATACTTACGAAACCAGCCACTCGCTGACTTCAGCTCAAACACAGGATTCGTTTAGCCTGGTTGAAATGTCGGCTTATGGCATTCTTACCCATGGTATTAAGACCTGTGAGGCTTGGTTGACAGCTGGCGATTCATCGGTTGGCGAGCTGGAGAGCGAGCACCTGGTAGTACGTATCATGGTGGTTAGGACCAGCGCTGGCGAAGAGGTATATATGCAGCCGCGACTTCTGATATCCGAAATGCGAGAAGAAGTGGAGAACTTCGTACAGACACGACTGTTGGCGTACGCCATTTATTCTCCATCGATCAACCAGGAGGGTAATATTGTCAACGCAGGCCCTGCTATACCTACTACGTTTGTGCTTACCAACAGTGCTAACAGTATTATTTCGGCACAGCAAACTGTCTATACCAGTATCCTTACCAATCCAAGTCCTGGTACCAAGTATTACCTGGATATGACAGTAGAGATTGAGCAGGAAGGTAGCACACTGTCATCATTCCTGCATGCTACTCGCGAAGATGGTGGAGTAGTAAAGGATTTCCTCTACGAGAGTACTGGCGAGGGTAATATCTATCTGCGTGTAGATAATACCGGCGGCTTCCAGCCTACAGCCGGATCAACATTCCTGCTGAATCCAAAGATCCGTAATAACGATGAAGCCAATCCTCGAACGATCATCAACGTTAAGAGCGGCGCAACTATACCCAGTACCTGGCAGAACTTCCGACTTGGTACCGAAGATGGCTATCTGAAGGATAGCGAAGGCGAGGCCTGTCTGAGAGTCCCTGCAGGCCGTATCCTGAATATTGAGTATAACCCTCTGGCTGTACTCTATCGCAGTCCTAACGCGTCGCTGAATATGGAGTTTGATATCTGTGTTCGAAACGTAACAAATGAAGATGATCCAATCCTGACATTAGCCGAGCAGGTAAGTGGAGTATGGCGTGGTTTACGACTGTTGCCTATGATTGGTTACTTCACTACCGAAAGCTGGAACTCTGACGAAGAGAGTGATTTCAGAATGCAAGAGGATGTACGTACACATATTGCTATTAATATTGTTAATGCAGTATATCCAAATGCCCATGGCGACGCTCTGACTACAGCTGAGAAAGCGGCTCAGGCTCAAGGTTCGTTCCCATTGGTTCGCGTACTCATCAATGGTAAGATCAATCGCGAACTGGTTTACACTCCTGCAGCTTCAGAGTTCTGTACCGGTGCTATGAGTAATGGTGGTATCACCATCGGACAGGATGGCGCCGATATCGATATCTACGGAATCCGAATCTGGGAGAGTCAGACGCTGACACCTGAAGATGTGTTCCAGGATTATATCTCTACCATTCCTGACAGCGATAAGAAGCGCAAGCTAAAGGCTGTAAACGATATCATTGATCCCAATACCGGTCTTATTGGACTCGACTATATTACCGGAGACGGATCTGTTCCTGGTATTAAGAAGAATGTACTCATCTGGCACGGAAATGAGCCATACCACGAGAATGCCCACAAGGGCGAGACTGGTTGGATCGAGATATACCGCTATGATGCTGAAGGAAACTATCTGCCTGAATTGTCTGGTAAGATCTGTGAGGCCACAAAGAGTATCCCACAAAAGAACCAGGGCACCACTGCCAAGACATATTACTACCATAATATCCAGGTTAAGATCCAGGATGCTGAGGGTGAAATTACAATTCCTGTCACCATGCTGCATAGCAGTATTACTGCAGAGTGGGATGCTGAGTACGAGTGGCTGGATGGCGACAGTCAACCTACTGGAGAGGTTGGCGCCTGGAAGCTGAAGGGTGGCTATCTGGGCAAGAACTTCCCTCTGCCTACTGAGAGCGCCCTGCCTTACCATGGTACCACTACACAGGTAACAGTGCCCGATGGCTGGATTGATGGTAATGGTAAGTATCGCGGTGTGGGATATCAGGTGGCTCTTGGTGTTCCCATGGCACAGAAGCTGGTTAATAAGATTAACTATGCCTCTTCGATGCAGAGCCACCTTATCGGTATCAACTGGCTGTATAACGAGCTGCATACCGCTATAGTTGGTAAGAATACTATGCAGACTGCAGTAAACGGTGCCGTTGTGGCCAAACATACAGAACCGTTCCTGTTCTTTACTCAGGCAGAGGGTAGCGACCGTGCTGTATTCCGTGGCCCATGTGCCTGGGGTGCAGGTAAGATGGATAAGCCCAGCTGGGGATACGTGAAGAGCGCCCATGCTGATTTCTGCATGATCGAGGGTGCTGATAACGATAAGCAGCTTACCGATATGCGTGTACCCTGGGATGATGTGGCCCATGGTAACGATGCTCCTAAGGTTTACTACGATCCGGACGAGGAATCTTTCTATTACCGTCTGAAGGGTGGCGATAAGGAGAAGTGTATTGATTTCGATGGCGGTAAGACAGATTCGAATGGATATCCTACGGCAGCTATCGTTGGTTACATCAAGGCCGCTTGGAACTTCTTATATCTGCATGCACCTCGCGTACGTCATTACGACGGTACCCTGCAGGAGTTCATGGTAGATGCTGACTATGCCGATCGTACTATCACAGCTGAGACTACAGCTGAAGAACGTGCTCGTATCGAGCTGGCACAGAGTCGCGTAAACAAGGTAAATAAGTATTGGTGCCATACCGATGGTGGTACCGTTACTGGCGATTACCTGCTGAAACGCTACGACTATACAGATGGAGAGTGGGTTGATGCCGGTTTGTGGGATGGTTCGCAGTACGCTCAGATAGATCTGCGTACCTATGCAATAACAGCAGCTGCATGGAATGGATTAACTGAGGCTGAGAAGAATCAGTCAAACCTGGTTAATCAGGCTTTTGTTGATGCCATTGTGACCGATGCCAGAAACAATATCGGCAGCTTCTTTAATGTAACCTCTCTGAAGTTCCACTACGCATTCCAAAACCACTTTATTGCCGGTACCGATAACTGTTCTAAGAATACCTATTATGTCCTGGATCCTGTTACTCATCTATTCGAGCTGCATCAGGATGACGTAGATACTACCCTGGCCACAGATAACAGTGGACTACAGTCGAAGCCATACTATATCGATCGTATGCATCCATACGCCGGTGCAAATGCTAACCGTGTGGCTATGACAGGCGATGTGGATAACACGATTATGTACGAGGGTTACTATAACGTACTGTTCGATCTGTGTGAGCTGATGTGGGAACCTACCGGCGATCTGGCTAGTATGCTTCGCTCTATCCTGAGTCACATGGCTTCGCTGACAGGCGGTATTGGTAGTGACGAAAGCGACGCCATGAGTGGAGTGTGGAAGGCGCTTAACCGCTATATCTTCGATATCCAGCGTTACTTCCCTGCAGTAGTATTCAATGAGGCAGCACGTATCCGCTATGAGCTGCCTGAGTTGATCGGGTTCCTGAGCGACATCCGCTCTATCCATCCTATCAAACAGTCGATGGGCGACCAGCTGGAGGCCGAGCTGCAGTTTATGAAGCGACGCCTGGTATACATGGCCAGCTACGCTGCTTTCGGCGAATTTACGCCTACCAGTTTGCGCCAGGGCCTAACGGGATTGGCTGAAGCAACAGACAGCTTCGGTATGCAGAAGTTTGCTTTACCAGGATCTTCTTCACCTTCAGCTTATGTATTTAAGCTGGTACCACACCAATGGATCTATCCTACTGGAGGCCGCGAAACATCTAACCTGATTAATCCTCATGTTCGTGTAGCTCCAGGTGCTACCAATATGCCTAACGGATACTTCGAGTTGAATATAGATCCAGGACAGGCCAGCGACCTTGGTGTTAACGTATTTGGACTGAACTATTATCGCGAGCTGGGTAACGTGGGTGATATGGTGGCCAACAATGGCGTATCTAACTTTACGCTGAATGGACGTCGCCTTACCAAGTTCGAGGCGGTTCCTACTGTGTTCTATACCGATCAGAACCTGCCAGCCTTCCGTGTGAATAATATCATTATCGGTACCGCTACACGCCTGAAGGAATTCAATGTTAGGGGTGCTGTCATTGGTACCGGCACGCTGAATCTGTCGGCGCTTACCCTCTGTCAGAGTATAGATGTGCGCGACACAAGTATCTCACAGGTTCGCGTTCCTGCATCGTCTGCCCTTACGAGTATGCTGCTGCCTGCAACACTGACAGCACTTTCGCTGACAGCCCAGCCACAGCTCGCAACATTAACCCTGCAGGGATATGGCTATCTGACTCAGCTCACCGTCAAAGGTTCGCCGTTGCTGGGCACCAGCGTTCGCGGACATGTGCTCGCAATGAAGGATGCCGGCACCACCGTCACGCTGCTCGACCTCGATAATATCTCGTGGATGCAGCAGTCCGTTGAAGCCGACCTGATACGATGGATGATTGCTATCGGCGATGATTACATCTGTCGACTGGCTGGTTCTATTATGGTGACAAGTGGCGTTGCCGGTATCTTGTTTTACGACGATGTAGCCAAACTGATTACTCGTTATGGCAATATCCGTTATCCTGGCAATAGCCTCTATATTAACTTTCCTGGCACACCTATCACCGCGACTACCACGAGTATCAACGGTAAGAAGTATATCAATACCGATAGAGCATCTGCAGGTTATGATCTTGACGAAAACCAGGATTTCAACGATCTGTCGATACTGGTTACATCAGGTAATGATGTAGCTGTGACCACCAAGCCTACAGGCGAACAAGTGCCAGACGTAATTTGGGAACTGACCGACGATGTAGAAGGTATCTATGCAGAGTTCCCTGATCCTTACAGCCCCGTATTGAATCTGATACAGATTGGCGCCGCTGTGCGTGGCATCGTACTCAACGTGCGTGTAACTCTGACAAATACTGTTGGAGAAACGATTGTAGCCACCAAAAAGATCGGTTTGTGGAACCGCATCCCTGAGGTTGGCGACTACGCATGGACAGACGGTCAGTTCGATAATCAGAACGACGCCTCGAAACAGTGTGCTGGAATGGTTATTGAGCGCAAGGAAATGCAGGACGAACAAGGCAATACCTACTATAAACTGATGGTGTTGAGCGCTAATAACCCATCGTTTCCAACCAGTCAGGTAAGCGGTGGTTATGAAAGTTCGTGGGGCCTCTATCCTGCTGCAGCCAACGGTTTTAGCGACACAAAAACGGGCGCATCGTATGATGATCCGGTGATGGAAGCTATAAGAATAGCTACAGGCCGTAGTGATGTATTCGATACACCTCTGCCTAACCAGGGTGGTGATAAGTATATCCGCAAGGATGCAGTAGCCGTAGAAGCAGCTGGTAATGGTGTTGCTATGCAGGATCCTACCAATGTGGCAAACAATGGTTACGCTGTTTACGCCGATGCGTGGATGGAAAACTTCAACACCGAGAGCGAGAACGCCACACTGATGACTTATGCTAATACCGTATTGACAGCAGCTTATAGTCAGATGGGTATCACTCAGCAAGACTATGCCGAGATCCGTGCGGCAGGCGGTTGTAACTCAGCTGGTATTCCACTTACTACGCAGGGACTCTATCAAATTGCTGAACTACTGGTGCAGAAGGCTACGGACGCGGGCGTTACTACACCGTCGCGCTACCGCGAACTGCTGTTCATGGCCGCACGCCGATGCAACGTGTGGTGTCCTGCCGACATGTTGGTGATTAACGAGGACAAGCTGCATCCAGCCTACGCTCGCGGCAAATGGATGCTTCCATCATCTGGCCATGAGGCTAAGATCTTCAACTTTATGGCTAATAGCCGTGCTGGTTACAATACCGATGGTGCTCCAGCCCTGCAGTATGCAGAACAGAGCGAGGGAGGCCAGGCTAGCGATGTAGCATTAGAGGCTCAGAAACCACTATTTGCCAACGCTATAGCCCGTGGGCGATCAATCCCTATCAGCTCTGGCAGTAACCACTGGTGCGTTACGGAGGGCTACCGCAACCTCGCGCGTTACGTGTACTTCGGCCTTGGTCTCGCGAACGGCAACTACAAGTATATCGGTTACGTTGTTCGCCCTGTGGCAGCATTCACATTCGTGCCATAAGCACGATACCTTTTACCTTAATGGGGTGCGTGTTCCAACACGCATCCCTTACAAAGAAAATAAACAAAATGGCAGAAGAAAAAGAAACGGAATCAATGTTCGGAGTTCCATCGCTCCGATTGATAATAAGAAGAAATAAAGGAAAGTTAGAAGCAATATGGAAGAAAGAAAGATAGAATCGCCGGTGATGGGCGGTGTGATTGTGCCAGAGAGCACTGTGGCCGATAGCTTACAGAAAAAGAAGGCGCGCAGAACGTTGCGTCAGCTGCCTCTGTATCGCGACATGGCTAACCTGAAATATATGGTGGCCAAGCTCTATGACTCGACGCCGCGTAAACTAACCAAGTATATCGACTCGATGTTGAATACTGTTTGTGAGGCGAAGAAATGCGTAGGTTTAGGCGAAGCCTCGCGCGATCCGGATGCCCGTGCGGAATATCTTTCGATGGCTAGAATCTTTATCGAGGATACACAGGATGATCTTACGATTCTACGCCAGCTCAATGTGATCAATAAAAACAGAGAAAAGCAGATGAAATCCCTGGCCAAAGCTATAGTTGCGCAATGTGTGGCTTGGCGCGATTATACAAATACTCAGGGCTTGAAATAGAGTGTTCGTCTATGATAGGAGCAGTATATAATCCTCTGAATGGTCGTCTTACTGCGAGAAGCGGAAAGGCTTCTTTCAGTTACGAAGTTGCAAAGACGGAAGAAGGCAGTAACCACTGGTGCGTTACGGAGAACAACCGCAACAACGCGCGTAACGTGAACTTCGGCAATGGTAACGCGAACAACAACAACAAGTATAACGGTAACGTTGTTCGCCCTGTGGCAGCACTCGGAGATTGTAAAGTGCCAAAGGATTTCGTCTACTCTGTTTGGGAAGCCTACTACGATTATCTGTGGGGTAAGACGCGTAGCGAACAGGCTATAGAATATATGCAGATAGCTGCCGATGATATCCCCGTTCTGGCCTATGAATTATGGACTAGAACTTATCATCCAGGCACGTCTACCTGTTTCCTGGTTAAATACCCGAAATGGTGCGAGGAGTTTGCTGCAGGCTTTCGTGATCGTATCGTACATCATTGGATCTGCTTGCGCCTGGAGCCGCTGTTTGAATTGCGATTCAGAGAGCAAGGGGACGTAAGCTTTAACTGTCGAAAAGGGTACGGTACCGAAGCTGCAGTAGAGTATGCAGCCGAAAGTATGCGTCGCATCAGCGATAACTACCATATACCAGCCTGGGTGTTCCGTGGCGATCTGGTAGGATTCTTTATGTCGATTAATAAAGAGCTTCTTTGGTACCTGCTGCAGCGCTTTATGCGTCGATGGCAATTCCGTGAGGCCCATTTTGGCTGGCAGCGTTACGGCCTACAGGATCAGCCGTGTATGTATTGGAATATCCTGTTCCATGCCGTACAAGTTGTGGTACTGCATCATCCAGAGCGCGATTGTGTGCTTAATTCGCCTGTATCATGGTGGCGACACCTGCAGCCCAATAAATCGCTCTTTACGTCGCCTACAGGTGAGCCGATCGGCAATCTTACTACGCAGCTGTTTGCCAATTTTCTGATGTCGTTCTTTATTGCCTACGTGCGTTTCCTGTTCCGAGGAAAGAACTATGCAGTAGCTCAGTTTGTGGACGATTTTCTGATTATATGCGACGATTTGCGGTTTCTGGTTGACTCGATACCGAAAATCGAATTATTCCTGAAGCAGAAGCTGCTGCTTAACCTGCATAAGGATAAGCGATATCTGCAGCCGGTTAGTCATGGTGTGCTGTTTGTTGGTACTTACATCAAACCAGGGCGATTATACCTCAGTAACCGTACACTGGCGCGGTTTAAGGAACGTTGCGAGGGTTTTGGTCGTATGCTAAACGAAGGGTGTAATGAGTTGGATCTGCAGCGCATCGAGCAAACGCTAAACTCTTACATGGGCTTCTGTATGAAGCGCTGTACCTACCGATATCGCCGTACCAATATCGACTTGATGGGTGCCAGGTTCTGGAGGCGCTACTACATTAAAGGCAGCTTTCTTTCCGCCCGGACAAAGACAAAATACAAACCTATTAAATTATAAAAGTTATGAATAAGCAAGTTTATCAAAATCGCCCCACACAGGTGGAAACTATCCATTCTGTAGGTATCAACACAACAGTTATCCGTTTTGGCGTAACTGAGACAGAGCAGGGCTTTGAGTGTGAAGAGGTAGAGTACTGTCACAAGCAGCCGCTCTCTGAAGCTGATTACGGCCCCATGGTAACGGCTATCATCCGTTCGCGTTACGATGCAAACGAGGTAGAAGCTATCCTGAATAACTACCTGGCCGACTCAGAGAATAGCGATCATACCGAAGAGTTCCAGCAGCTGCAGAAGTGGCGCGCCAAAGCCAAGCAGGCAGCCCGTACCATCATCGATGACGCTATAGAGCAACAGCAGCAGTAACACCCCTGGCGTGTCCTTTACGCGTGTACATATTATATGTACATTTGCGTAGTCAAATTTTAAAGATCATGTATACAAAAACAGTTATTGCGTCAGTTGCTGCGCTGCCTCTTACTATAGTTGGTAGTATCCTGAAGTACGTGTACCAGGATTGGGAGTTTGTGAAATGGATTGTTGTTGCTGTGCTGATAGACACCTTCGTGTCGATGGTGAAGCACTGGATTCTGTGCGACTTTAATAGCGAGGAATTCTGGCAGAAGCTCGCTAAGAAAGTATTCGTTTACATAGCTCTGTTGATCCTGTCAAACCTCCTTACCTATTCAACAGTCAACGGCCACACCGTGGAAGCTACCACTTTGTTTGGCGAATACATCTGCTGGGCCATGTTGTTACGTGAGGCCATTAGCATTATCGAGAACAGTAACGCAATCTTTCCCTGGTGCCCTATCTGGTTGCTGAAGCGCCTAAAGGATTACAACGAAAAAGGCGAGTACATTAAGAACAAGGAGAATGCCATGCAGCATGATCCGGAGCAAAACATGGAGGATTAAGTTATGCAGATAAACCGACAGCAGATAATGCGAGCCCTGGTGGGTTGTAGTGTGCCACCTGTAGCTGTTATCGATGAGTTTGTAGCCTCGTTCAATATGTGGGCCATTCCCTATGGTATCAACAATACCAAGCGCGTGGTTCATTACCTGGCTCAGGTGATGCATGAAAGCGCCTGCCTGCGATATACTACCGAGCTGGCCAGTGGAGCTGCTTACGATACCGGCGCTAAGGCTATAGCCCTTGGTAATACGCCAGAAAAGGATGGCGATGGCCAGAAGTATAAGGGTAGGGGTTACATCCAGCTTACAGGACTGGCTAACTATAAAGCCTTCGCTGCATCCGACCTCTGTACCGTAGATGTGGTGAAAGAGCCTGGTAAGGTGGCTGAGTTCCCGCTTAATCAGATGGCCTCTATGTGGTTCTGGCAGAACCATAAGCTTAACGAGCTGGCCGATCAGGATGATGGCGGTAAGATGGGCGAGGATATCGTTCGCCGTATCACCAAGAAGGTTAACGGTGGCCAGAACGGCATAGCCCAGAGATTGTTTTATTACAGACGTTTCAAAAAAGAGTTTGGCTTATGAGCGATTATTATGATGACAAACTGCAGCGTAGCGGCGACAGCATGCGTATTGTTGCCTGGTGTATTGGTGCTATCGTTTTTATTGCGGTGTTGGCCTGCCTGCATGGCTGCAGATCGCAGAAGATTATCGAGCGTACCGATACCCACGATAGCGCCAGCTACGAGCGCACAGAGAGTATTGTTTATGTGCCCGTAACGGTTACGGTAGAGATTCCAGCTCAGACTGCAGAACGCGAAACACGCGACAGTACCAGTCACCTCGAAACCATGTTTGCCCAGAGCGATGCCAGCATCCATTGGGTGGATGGCGTGCCATACCTCCACCACTCGCTGGCCAACAAACCACAGCAGCTGCAGAAAACCGAAATGGTACCCGTAAAGCATGTACGCTTGCGCTATTTCCGTACCATCTGCCGTACCAAGTATGTGTATAAGCACATCGAGAAGCAACTGTCGCTCTACCAGCGAGCTGTGCTTAACATCGGGCCCTGGATAATCCTATCATTGATAATATACATCATATACTTACGTTCCCGCCTGAGGCGTCAGGGGTGAAGTCTAAAGGTTAAGTTAGTTTATATTTATAATTTTATGGTTTTAGTTATTGGTTAATAGATTAGATTTTTTCATTGAACTGAAAAAGGCTTCCATGGTGCGCGATGTATCGTGGAAGCCGCTTTTTTATAGCTAGAATATATTAAAAAGTGCCCACTTTGCACGAAAGTTAGTGCTTTTAATATTACTTAACTATTTTTTTTTGCTTGTTAGCGAAATTCTTCGTACTTTTGCCACCGTCAAGCTGATAGATAAGTCTATCCTGGGGAGGGCACCAGTATTTCGCCCACTACATAATGGTAGGGCTTTTTTAATGCCCATACTCTATACATGGCGGCTGGAGGTTTCCGCGAAAATTACACCTTTCCAGGATGTGACTATCGGCTTGACAACGGGGACTGACAGCCGCCACCCTTTTTCCCCGAAGGGCCAAGCGGCAAAAGAGTATTAACAATTAAAAAAGCTTTAGGTTATGAAACAAGCTATCCAACTTGAAATCCCGTTCGACTACAGCCAGACAAATCCCGCTGTAGTGCCCGTAAAAAATTCACACCTTGGGAACTATTTATTCCCAGCTTGGGAACAAAAAATTCCCGCCTTGGGAACAAAAATCGTTACTACGTACCGTAAGCTGCAGCCCTCGCTGGTGCTCGTAGCTTACACTACTCTCGCTGTGTGCTTCTGCTTTTTTATGGTGTTCCTGGCTGCAATACTTCAAGGTTAATGTTATGAAGGTTTACGAATTAATTAGCAAACTGCAGCAGATGATGATGGATGATGAAGTGCAGCTGCAGATAGAAGTTAAGCACTCTGTTGGCGACAATTCGCGAGCACGCAAAATCCAAGATATAGAATGTAGTATTACCGATGTTCGTGGTAACACGCCTGTACTTATCGAGGCTGATGCCACCATCGAGGTTGAATCAAAAATCATAGTATATTAGCATTATGGCACAGAATGAATTAGTACAGATAGAAACTGCATCGATGGCCGGTAATGAAGGCCTCGAATACCAGTACCAGGTTATTATCAATCAGCAGGAAACACCTGCTATCTCTCTCGATGGATTGCGCGAGCTTCGCCGACTCTGCGACTGCTTTATCCGTTTCGGCGAGGAGTACGAGAAATCAAATCACTAACTACTATGGCTAAAGACATCGAAATAGTACCCGCTCCCGTTGTTACTACAGACGAGAAAGACAGCGTTTTCTGTAAGGTCCAAATGGCACCCGAATCGAATGAGGTAGAAGTAACCAATGACTCTATACATACCGATTGGAATGGCGGTATTACCTATAAGGCCCGTCTGGCCGATATCCGTAAGAAATATGGCGACGAATACTTGAAGGAAAGCTTTAGTACCGCTATTTTCCTCTGCAGTAAGCCGTGGCAGCTGGAGCAGGTTCTTAACCGCCATTTCCGCAAACGCGGACATATCGAGTGAATCTTTTCATTTCGTTTCCAAATATTCCCCCTTTCCATAACTTAATCATAGCTGGTGGTTCCCGTGCGGTTCGTGAAGAATAGCGCGGGCTTTTTGTGTCAAAAAATCATGTTTTTCTTAACATGTCCTGCAGATATATAAAGAAATGTGTTAACTTTGCAGCAAAAATCTAACGTATATGTTTGGAATTGGAAAGTATAAGGATGAGCGCGAGCTGATGGTGGAGATCTTATCAGCTATTAAGATGACGAATTTTATCCTCTGTCTGGTTTTGGGTACACTAATAGCTATTTTAAGATATCTTTAAGCCATATCTCTACAATTGCAGCTGCAGCAGCGGCTATTATTATCCGTAACGATTTATATAGCCATTCCCCTGTCAGGCGTAATATCGATTGTGCCAATTCTCTTCGTCTCTTATTTTGATAGCGCTTCGCCCTCTCTTCACGTTCCTTACTAAGTCGGCGATACATCTGTTCTTTGGTTTCGCCTTCTTTCCGTACAGTTATCTCGTAAAACATATCCTGGTTGTTTTAAAGTTTTCCATCCCAATGTTTGCTTTCTTCGTGCGGTTCGTGGCTTGGTTTGGCGTAGAGGTTGGTAACAGCCACGTCGCTATGGCGTGCCTGATCGCGCGCGTATATCAGTCCCATGGCGTTGATACCATCGCGGATACCAGAGTCCTTCAGCGAGTAGAACTGGAACCTACTATCCCAATGCAGTGCCTGGCGAACCTTCTGCCACTCATAGCGGAAGTGGTTGATATACGTTTGTTCCCTTGATGGGCGTAGATCGCGACCAAACAGGTAATCCTGATCGGCGGTACCATCAAAGGTGTGTAGGCGTATCATCAGGCGTACTATCTCATCGTGCAGGCCTACGCTCTGAGTCTTACGGTTTTTTGATATCTCTGAGCGCACAGTTATCTTCTGATCGCTGATAGAGATATCGCCCAGCTTGATGTTCCTGAGCTCTTCAGGACGTATATTGCCGTAATACACCATCAGGCAGGCCAGTAGGTAGTAGGGGTTGTGCTCGTTCAAGTATTCCTTTAACTGCTGCAGCTGGCGTTCTGATAGCGGATCTCGATGCTTTTCCTCTTCCCTTAGCATGCGTATATCCTCGATGGGGTTCTGTGTCAGGTAGCGCCTATCTACCAGCCAGGCTCCCAGCGTACTCAGATAGGTACGGTGGTTATTACGCGTGCGCGCGGTTACATCTTTATCATATAATAGGTAATCCAGGTAATCCACAGCCCACTCCCTGCAGAACTGGCTTACCTGGCCAAGCGTGTTTCCGGTTTCTTCCTGGTACAGCTCTAGCTGGCGTAGCCTCGATCTGTAGTCGTAGGCAGTCTTTTCCTTCAGCTGACCTTTGGATACTGCAGTCTCCAGATATTGGCGATATCGCTCCATTACCTTCGCCCATGGTGTGAACAGTCTCGTACGACCAGCGTTTACGAATGGGTTCCAGCCGTTCTTCAGCTTTGCTACCAGGTTGTGAATAAGTTCTGCAGCTATGGTTTTCTTTGCTCTGGCAGTCTTGTACCTATCCAACATGAATTTCTTTCTTCGCATTTTTCCTCTAGCAGGATCGTATGCGAAGAAATCCACGTACCATTCCTTACCGCTATGCAGTACAGGATAGGTCCACTCGTTCAGGTCGTTTATACTTACCTTTTCCAT